GGTCTATTTTTAGGTGTAGCAAAAAACATAGAAAGATTTTCTAACTCTGCAGGTGGTGGTTTCTTAATCCCATTTGGTAGGTTTTTTAATACTGCAACTGCAATGCTAGGTGACTACAGTGGGTTTAATGCACTTAAACACGTAACAACTTCTGTCGGTAAAATGAAAAACCCTTTTGATGATGAAGGTCAGTATCTTCTTTCAAAAGGTATAGTTGGATGGGGTGCTCTTTTAATGCCTCGTCAAGAATTTGGACTAGGAAAATCAGAGTATGAAGCAGCTAAAGAAAGAGTTGAGTCTGGTCAAACTTGGAACTATGAAGAATTGACTGATGGATCTCGTAGAGATTATACTTATGATGCTCCTCAAAACTACATGAGAATACTAGCCCAGGCTCTTGCACATAGACAAATAGATGGTAGGGTTCCTACAGATTTAAAAGAAGAGATGGCAGAAATACTTGTTGGTCAAACTTTTAGACAAACTGGTGAAGTCTACGATACTTTTAAAGATTATTTTTCTTTTGTTATTGACGGAAATATAGAAGATAATTTTATGGCAAGTGTAGAACTCCTTAGTGGAGGATTTTCTAGAATAGTTTCTGGGGGTACAAGGTTTATGGACCCCTTAAATACAATGGCTGCTTTTGCTACTCAAGATTTTACTCAACCAGATCGTAGACAGGGAAATGAGGTCTACAATAACTCTATAAGATATATAGATAAGATACCTGAGATGATTGGGGTATCTATTAACAATAATCCAGAACGTAATATATCTACAAGACAACAAAGTAATTTTGATTTCGGTAGGATGTCAGGTGCAAGAGGAGACAGAGGACCATCACCTGCAGAACGTCTTGCAGGATCTGTAGGTAAATCTGCTTGGAAAGCAATACGTTTTGATGGAGAGCCTGAGTTAAAAAATAGATTGGATGACTTTGTTCAGGAGGTATTTAATTTAGAAGCATCTATATTAATAGAGGATGGATTCTTACAGTTACCTTTACATAAAAGAGAAGAAAAGTATGCAAAACTAGTAAGACGAGTAAAGGATAGGGCAAAATCTATTTTAAGTTCTAGCTCAAAGAGTAGTGATAAACTAATGTCTTTGGAGATGGAAGTATTAAAAGCACCTAAACGTACACTACGAGATGCTTTGGATGCAGCAGGTTATGATGGTGAGGTAACTGACTTAAAAAGTATGGAGGATGGTGAAGCAAAGCTGCAATACTTACTTTACCTAATTAAATATGCAGACGACATAATGTATGCAGATTAAGTAAAAGGGGGCGTTAAGCCCCCTCTTTTTTTGATTCATGCTCTATCAAAGCATTAAGATACCAACTGGCTTTCTTCAAATCTTCTACACCATTCTTATAACGCCATCGGTGTAGATACTTTGCAACGTTACCTCTAAAGTAACCTGTAAGCTCTTCGTCATCTAAAAAGTCTTTGATATAGTCGATACATTCAATCAACCCTTTACCGTAGTGCTCAGGTCTTTTTACTGGATCATAATCATTACCCATAGTCAATGTTGTAGGGCTATCTGAATTTATAGTTAATGTAGCTAAAGCATCATCAATGTCTATCATAAAGTTATTAACTCCGCATCTGTATAGGGAATATGAAAGAAAGTTTCTCCACGCCAGATATTTCTACCCTTTGCTTCTTTAATAGTGCTGTCGGTCATTAAGGTATCTTTAATACGCCAAGCCTTAGTTAGGTCTTTGTTAAAGACATAAAAGTTAAGGACTCCGTTTTGATCTTTATATTTCTCAACTAGCCTACGTTTACGAGCAGGTATACGAATTTCATGCCAGTGTGTCGGCCAATCCCCATCCCAAGCTACCTTAACTTCAGCTTCATTGAAGTATGTAAAGGTATCTTTCTTAGATACAACATCTACATTATAGTCTTCCTTGTCACTTACGATTGAGTGACCTTTAGCTTGTAGGTAAACTGCAAGCTTTTCTTTTGCCTTTTGATCGTAAGCCTCATATAAAGATTTACTAAAGGGTCTGTTAGTTCTTTTCATTTACCTTGTCCCCTGTAAGGTTTGGTGGATCTACGTTTGTGTTTGTTCATAGATCCAAGTTTCATTGTCGATACTCTCTTTGATTGAGAGGTCTTCTTCTTTAAAGGCTGATGTGAGTTAGCTGCTGCACCCACAATCTGAATTTTAGCCATGCTCCTTTCTCCTATACTAAATCAACCATTTCACAAACATCACCAGTACAAGCTAAAGTCTGAGTACCTGCAGTGTTATCCTCTTTCTCATACTCTGAAAGCTTTGCCCAGTCAATACTTTTTGGCATTACTCTAGATAATTTTTTATAGTCGTCTTTTGTGCACCACTGGTACGGAGCTTGCTGATAAGTATGTTCGTTATAAGGTAAGAAGCTTACCCCAGACATCTCATCAAAGTGCTCGTAAACAAATGCACCTACTTCAAACCATTCATCCTTTCTTACATTAATTGTTACACTTGGCTTATGCTCACACCAATGTCTTTGATACATCAACCATGTATTTAGTTGTTGAATAGCTGAGACATTGTCAGTGACTATTGCTCCTTGAGGAGCTTTAACTGGAAATGAAAACACAGTTGTTTGATCTGGCTTCATGAAATCAGCTTCACTTGGAATACCCTGATCTTTCATAAACTGTGTTAGTGGATCTTTGTTATCACCTCTTACAGTTCTTATGTAATGTGGTGAATGCCTTGGGTGTATACCTGATGCAGAGTCCACAAGTTGTGAGACTGTACCGCTAGGTTTCACGCAGGTAATTGCTGTTGAGTGTGGAATGCCAAGGCGGTCAGCCCAATCAGCGTTAGTATGAACAGCAGTTTCTCGTAAATGTTCAAGGGTCTTCTCCAATCCTTTGTTTTTAATTGTTAGTAGTTGATTGTCCATTATCCCTGTGAGAGACACACCGAGCAATCGTTCTTCTTCTGTATTTCGCTGCCACACCTTTCGCAGATATGGGAACTGGGTGTACGTGCTTTGTATCGTCCCAAGTATTGTGGCACATCTGATCTTTCTTTCCAAGTCTTCAATCGTGTCAGTGGCACGTACCACAACTTCTGTAAGATTGCAGAACTGGTATGGGCGTAAGATAATCTCACTACAAGGATTAGTTCCGAACTCAAAGTCAGGATCACGTCTACCATTCTTTGCAGCTTGTTTTTTAGATGCTTCCCTGTTAAATACACCACGTTCTCCACTTCCTGATTCTACCAGTGCCATCCATTCTCTCATGAATGATACACTGTCTGGTTTCTCTGTATAAGAAACAGAGTTGTTTGCTAAAGCTCTTTGTGGATTGTTGTCCCACCAGTTACCTGATTTAGCATGACGCATTCTGTCATCTGACAAGTTAGATAAACTTATCATTGCAGATCTACGAACACCACCTACTACTACAACCTCACCAATCTTACACATCAGATCGTGACACTCAATTGATGATAGCCTACGTCCTTGTGCCTCCTTAAATATGCTCACTGAAAAGTTGAATAAGTCAACCAGTGGTGCAGGGCCAGATGCTCTACCGCCAAAGGTTTTAAGTCTTGCACCTGCAGGACGAACTTTAGAGACATCCCACTTAGGAATCTCACCTGCCCACAAGAGAGCTAACACTTGTCTGAACGCCTTAGCCCACCCTTCCTTGCTGTCCTTTACCACAATGGTAGTATCACTATCGAACAGTTCAGGCACTTCGGGAAGCTTGCTAATGAACTGCCTCTCGACACTGAAGCCGACACCAGTACCACAGAGCAAGATAAACATAGCCTCATCGAAGGACTTAGGGTCGTCTACGGGTAAATAACTACAGTTATACCCTGCAGTATTATCTCTTTCTAAAGCTGGACCTGCAGTCATCATGGCTCGCATAGAAGGCATAACTTCTAAGCTAAGTATAGCTTCTCTTATCTCATTGTATACCTTATGATCAATGTCATAGCCTACAACGTTACCCATGTAACGGTCTACTGTCTCTGACCAAGACTCTCGTCTTCCCTCTTTTTCAAGCCAACGAGCATACCGTGAGGTATGTATAAAGGCTTGATAGTCAGTTGGTAAATAGTTATTCATCTTTTATCCCCCGATCCAGATATTACACCACGTTTTTGTCTGTCTTGTAGCTTAGTGAGATTGGCACGAGCTACATCATTCATATTAATATTTAGATCCCTACATAACGCAGCAATGTACCACAAACAATCACCAACCTCATCGGCTATAGCTTTACGATCAAAGTCACCATCACGTAAGATCTTTTTTACTTTGTTTGCAACTTCACCTGCTTCTGCAGCTAGGCCAAGTGCAGGATAGATAACAGCATGTTTACCACTGTAAATAGCAGTCTCTGCAGCACTCTTTTGATAGTCATCCATATCCATTGAATTATAAAATTTAAAAGCTTCTATATCAGTTTCGTTTATCATATTTAACTTCACACTCCTCTACAACTATGTCATCTATATCATACAGACTTGCTTGTACCAACTCTGCAATTACGTCAGAGTTATCTCCAAACGTTTCTAAAAAATTTGCATCGTGATCTACTCTTATTACTATTGTAAGTTCGTACTTTGTATACATGCGAAAGACCTCTAGTTATACTTACCATCACTAGGCATGTCAACAACAATTGGTTCAATACTTTTTCTAAAATGCTTTTTCCATTCGTAAGCATCATCAAAATCTTCAAACCAAAAATTGTCATCACCTAACTCACCATCTACTTCTGTCTTACAGACCATAAAATATCTAGAACCTTCGGGGGCATACTCAAGGTCGTCATCCTGAACCTCGTCAATACTTATTGGACCTTCTACTACGCCCCATATTTTTACTTCCATGTTTTTATTAACTCCATATAATGATCAAGACTAATCATAGTTATCCATTCTTTTCTGTCTGCTCTAAAGAATACAACTGGCTCTCCTTTGCCATGCTTACGAGCTTGTTCAATGTAATCGTAGGCGGTCTTCATTCCAGACTTTCTGCGTTTAACTTCTACAGTAATAGGAATCTTTTTTCTAGCTGCAGGAGATAGTTGAATATCTTCACCTGTATCTCCCATAGTTGTAGACTTAATGTCATCTTCTTCAAACTGTGGGAATGTTTCCAACAACCTGTCTCTAATTTCATTTTGCCCTGTTCGACCCTTGGCTTTAGCTGCCCGTGTCATTGAACACCTCTTCAACCTTTGGTGGTTTTTCTACATGCACTAAGTATTCGATACCATAAGAGTATTGAAACATACGTACTTTAGGCCAACAAATTCTTTTGTACTCACAAAAGTGACAGGTTTTGTCTAACTTAGTATTAGGACTACTCTTACCTGCAGGTACTGGTTGAATACGATCTTTTGGTATAGCACCTGCAACTAAATCTTTAGCAGCAAGCATCTCTTCTTTTTTAGTCTCAAGGTCTTTTGTAAAATCATGGACATCTAAACATATCTCACCACTAACCTTATCTACTGCAAGAAATGCACCATGTGTTTTATCTGTTACAAGTGGATCATCTTTACCTGCATAGACATAAGAACTCAGCTGACTGATGTAACCAAAAGCATCGTTATCTCTAAGACTACCATCCTTAAATTTCTTAAAGGCATAAGGACTGCAAGACTTAACATCTACAGTCATACCATCAATAACTGCATCACGATGACCTCGGATGCCGTGAACATTTAATCTGTCTTGAGACCCTTTCATACTGTGACCAGAGGCTACAACCATAGCCAGTACAAGCTCTTCAATCATATCTCCATAAAAGAAACGTAGTAGTAAATTAGCACTGAGTCGTTCTCCAAACTCAGGTTTGTTTACCTTGTACCATAGCTTACGTTTACATGGCGTACCAATAGACGAAAGAGATAAATACCCACGAGGCTCTTGGGGTTTACTAAATCTTGAGTTGGCAGACAAGGATACACTCTTACCTAACTGAGCACCTATTGTGCTGTTCCAACCACCTAGCCCATATATTACAGACTCAATGTCTTCTACTAATGTATCAATCTTTTTCATATTTTATCCTTAAAAGGTAGCCCCCCGAAGGGGGCCACTAGTTGTTTTTGGAGGAGGTTAAAACAACACTTCGCCTTCTTGTTTGACTGCAGTGGGTGGCGAAGCAGTTTCCCCTGCAGTATCTCTAACGTACTCAACATGATCAAGTACGGTAACTTTATCAAGCCTTGTACCAACAATGTTTGGTCGGCTTGTATCGTAGACAGATAGCTCTACCTCTACAGTAGACCCATTGCCAATGGAACCATCAGTATTGAAATCCCAATCAGAACCATCAGACTTTTTAACAACAGGTGCACCACTATCCCAATCCCTTCCTGTATCAAACTTACGGATAAACTTTACTTTAGTTCCACGTCCTTCTGGATCTTCCGATCCTTTCTTCATAGATCGTGAAGCTTTAAGTGAAGTTAAGTTGTCATCATCCATAATGACATCAATAGTGCAAGCACCGTTGTGATCTTTATACACACCATCGAAACCTTCCATGTCACGATTTTGTGTAAATACTTTTGCCCATTCAGCAATGCCAGTTAATTTAACTTTACGTGTAGCCATTTGGCCCTCCTTTGTTAATGCACGTCACTGTAACGTTGACCATATTGTATGTCAATACCCAAGTCAACACTTAATTTTAACTCTTCGTTAAGTTTTTCTACCGCCCAGTTTAGGGCATCTGTATGTTCGTTTTGTTCACCAATCTTAACTAGGTTTATTGATTCATCATGGAATTGACCAATAATGTTAGGTCTCCTAGTTCTATAGTAAGCAACCCATTTGTCAAAACAATAAACACCAGTAGATTGATTTAGTGTCGAAAATACATCTTTCTTGTAACGAAGTGAATGCCAGAATTTACTGACAGGATTTTGTACCCACATTTCACCGTTAATCTGTCTTACGTTCTGGTCCTTAGCAAATGCTTTGACTGACCAGTTACGTTCCCAATATGCATCTAGTATTGATTGAGCATGTGGGACAGACATACCAGTAGTACGAGACAACTTAGCTGCACCTACACCATAGGTTGCGGAGTAATTAACAACCTTGTAGTTTTTTCGGATCTTTTTAAGATCAGGTCGTAATCCTTTATTGTATTCATCTATACCAACCTGAGTAATTTCACCTGCATGTTTAGCTAAGTCTAAGTGTGGGTCAAAACCCTTTTGAGACATTTCATCTACATAATCTGGATCATATGTAAACATATAGTGTCTCTTAGTCGTATCTTCAAGGGATACCATATCAGCACCGCAAAGAACATAACCCTCTGGAGCAACCAGACAACTACGTATTTCTTTACCCCACGGCCTGTCTACCCCAGGTAGATTGACTAATGGTTTTCTGTGTTTAAAACGCAGAGTATTAGTAAATCCGTCAATCTCAGCCCTAACATAGCCATCCCTTTCTGTTTCTAAAAAACCATTGAATATACCTAATCTATGTTGCAGCATAGAAAAGTCAATTAAATTTTTTACTGCAGGATTATTTTCTGCAAGTCTTTTGACTGACTTTGTTAGACCATCGTCATCACGGACTTTTGGTATTTTACGTTCTGATCCATCATCCTCCTTTTTAAAAGTAAATGTACATGGTTCCCAACCAAGGGAAAATAACCACTCTTTAATCTGTGGGACAGACTTTGGATTAGGAGTTTCCCAACCTTTAATTACTTCTATTTCCCCATCATAATGAGCAGGTAACTTTTGCTCTGCTAACAAATCAAACCAACGTTGGCCATGAGCTGAAGCAGTACCATCTTTTTTAAAACAAACTTTTGGTTTTGTTTTCTTGCTTGTAACTTTGCGTTGAGGCATAACAGCAACTAGTTGTGTCTCCTCTTCAGACAGCAAGTTGGTAAGATCCTCTTGACACTTTTCTGCTAACTTCCTGTCTAGTTTCCAACCGACTGTTTCGGCTGTATATGCACACTCCATTTTGAATTGAAGGTATCTGAAAAACTTGTCGAGGTTTACCTTGTCTTTGTATATGAACATAAATCTTTTTAGAAGATTTTGCCACAAGCACCAATTTATCTTTACATCTTCCGTACATCGGTGAGCATACTCCTCTCTTGATAGGTTAGTCCAATCATTAATCTGTGGTTTAGGTATGCCAAAGTCTTCTCCAAAAGACTCTAGTCCGTGCTTCTTACCACGATCATGGTTAATAACCCAAGACATTGGTAATGTATCAAATAAACGTGACTCTACATTAATTCCAAGTATCTTTTTTATTAGTGGTACATCATACCTAATAATGTTATGACCAATCAAACCAGATTGACTCAGTAACAGATCACGCATGTCAGAGTAATTAAACAAAGTTTTATAATCTTTGCCATCACTGGTATAAGACAGACAATGTATTTTTGTTGCTGTGTCTAACAAACCGTCAGCTTCTACATCAAATACGATCATGCTGCCATATCACTCCTTTCATATGGAATCTCTTCAGATAAGATGGTAGTCTCTGGATCGTAGTAGACTGAACCTGCTCTACCTAGTTTAGCAAAGGGTCTGTTTTTATCCACTATAAACTCAGTTGTATTCTGAATTATCTCATCCTCTGATTCTACATCTCTTTCGATCTTTATACAGATGATTGCCTCTTCTTCAAGAGAAGCAGCATACTTTGTACGTCCATCATCGTTAACCTGTGATATAAATACCACACCTATGTTTAGCTCCTTAGCAAGTTGAGCCATACGTGCTCCAAGTGTAGTCAAGGTACTGGTAGCCCCATCAACTCCAGTGTTAGAGAGGTAAGCCAATCTTTGGACATGGTCTACAAAAATATAGTGAGCACCAAAAGAAGTTACAGCCATTCGGGTATAGTCAAGTAGTCTTAATGGGTCATCGTGAGATTTCATCTCAAATATAATGGTTCTATGATCGTCAGTGTCAGCAATCCTGTTTGCTGCTTCTTCTACTTGTTCTAAAGTGTACCCATTGTTAGCAGCATCTTCTGCTGTACGTACATTGACACCTAACTCATAGGTAGCCATAGCCCTTATAGTAGTAGCCTCAACTTCTTCCATGTGAAGTAGTGCTATCTTTACGCCCTCGTTTTGAAGCAGTCCAGTTTCAAAGTATCTAATCACCTCAGTCTTACCAGTTCCACGAGGTGCTTTGATAAACGTCAAGCCACCTTTGACAAGTCCACGGATCTTTTCATCAAGTCCTGAGTGACCAATCGGAGTGTACTCGTAGGGATTTTGAGTACGTAGGGCTTTTCCAAACTCTTCACGAGAACAAAAGAAGTTCTCAGGGCTGTACCGTTGAGGTTTCTTAGCTGCCCACATCAAGTCTTTACCATCACCGGCCTGTAAGAAGTCATTGGCATCTTTGTGCTTAGACATCGGTACATACCAGAACTTATCTGGAAAGGCTTGGTATAACTTATCTGCTGCTCTACGTCCTGCATCATCTAATTCACCTGCATAAATAATCTCTTTAAAAGACGACAGATAGAGGTGGTTGTGGTGGATAAACTTCTCACCAATACTAGCAGATGGTAGAGACTTCACCGGAAATGTCTTACCAAGTATTTGGTATAGTGATGCAGCATCGAACTCACCTTCAGTAAGATAGATGCGTTGGCTTGTCCCTGCATTGAACTCAGGACCAAACAGATGGTTCATACCCATGCCACGATCTTTTGTCCAAGTCTTAGACTTGTCATTCACTAGTCGATACTTTACCGTGTGTGGGTATTTGTAGGCATAACGTACAGGAGTATCTTTCTCACCTAGCTGAATGGCAATGCCATAAAACTCAGCTACGTCAGCATCTAAGCCTCGTATGCCTTCGTGTGTCTGAGACACAATTGGTATATCCATAGGGTTTCTCCTCTCCTTCAATGGATATTCGGCTCTTACCCAATCAAATATCTCTGGCATATTTTTTGTTGGGTAAGCTCTCGAACAGGAGTGACAGTGACCGAAGCCATCGTCATTCCAATTAAATGCATCACTTGATCCACAGTCTACATACGGACATGCCAGATGTGGGTTGTCATTACTCGCCATTATTAGCCTCCTCTCGTTCCTTGGCTCTTTCACGTTCTTCTTTAGTCATAGGGCGTATCTCTTTTGATATTCCCTTTCTACGATCAATGTGCCATTCTTGTGGCTCTTGCTTTACCATAGTGGATTCATCATGTCAAATCTTTCATACCAAGATGCCCCCTCTAATGCTAGCCACATTAGCACTGGTATACCAAGTAAGAAGAAGATACAAGTAATAAATGCCCAACCTAATCCTTTAGTAGTACAATAATTTTCACTCATTCTGCATACGCCCTCAATGCTGTCCATGACACGGGAAATAACTCTACCATATTATCTTCAATCTCTTCTGCAACATACCTTGTCTCAGCTTGTACATCAGGTTTTAATCGAAGTCCACACATTTTTGCAAAAGCATACAGTGAACCTGACCAATACCACTCAGTCATCATAGACTGTGGCAACACCATACGTGCTTGCTCAGGTGCTACACCCATGTCAACTAACTTACTATAGTGTCTTACTAGATCAAGCATTCGTGACTTATAGCTTGACATATTAACATCAACTTCACCTTCACTACCTTGTTTCTTATCAGCACTACGTCCACGCCAAACATCTGGCTGATAAAACTCAGGCTCACTGTCAACGTAACGCCTACTGATTTCATTCCAAGGCATGTACTCATGTTTCTGTAGCTGACGTGCTACAAAGACCGGTGCTTTGACGTGAAAGGTGGCAAAGGCATGGTTAAATGGTGACTTGTGGTGATGTTTAGCCAAGTAAGATATTAGATTGGCATCTACAGCTTTTAACTCTTCTACACCAAAAATATGATCTGTAATCCTCATCTTAGACTCTTTACCAAAGCTAACTCTAGCTGCATTAACTACAGATAGATCATTACCCATGTGGTTAATGTACGTTACTTCAATCATTTAAATACCCTCAACAAGCATATACAAAAATGGAGATAATGCTACGAACATTAAAAACAAAACAGTTAATGTTAATTTCATTGTAGTTTCTCCTTTCTGACTTCCTCTACACCTACTGCATGATACTGACCTGTCTCAAACATATCTAAGATAATTCTTTTGTCTTTTGCCCTTATGTAAAAACTTATATGACTATTGTCATCTCTGTTCTTTTTTATTTTAACTAGGTATCTCTTCATTGCTGTACCTCTACTTCCAGACAAGCCACTGTCTCTGACTTGTGCGTTACCATCTTAGCTGCTTTACTTAATTCAATCTGGCACTCTTCTATCGTGGCATAATTGCCCAACTGATAATGCTCTACTGTTTGTGTACTAAACAGCTGCATCCATACTAATACGTACATCATTCTTCTGTCTCCTTTCCTTTATGTTTTTTCTTTCTAGGCACTACACCTTTCTTTCTGTCAGGTATAGCTTGTTGTTTATACTTAGGTTGCCGAAGGTCTTTTGCCATCGGATTTTTAATGTATCGGACCTTCATACCAATCATCCCAATCTTTTTCAAGCTCGTTGTGAAACCTGATGTCAGCCGCCATTAAGAAAAATAAGGCTGCAAGTTCCATCGAATACTCATCTTCTATCTTACCTTCTGCAAATAGCTTACCATATTTCTCAAAAGTTTCTATAGGTACTTTTCTATCTTTTTTGCTCATTCCCTTTGTCTCCTCTCCAATGCAGACTTTGCAGTCTTCAAACTAAATTTGTTGTACGGATTCAAACTCTGTACATTCTTGTGACCAGACACCGATTGTATTGCCAGATGGTCAACTCCACTCTCTATCATTTGTACGATTGCGGTCTTACGCAGATCACCTACTCTTAGATCATCAGGAAGGCAAGCAATAGCTTTTACCTTCGACAGTAGGTCTGTCATCTGATAAACCGTTAGTGGTCTGTAGGCATTGTCTTGTGGGCGGTGATGAGGAACTACATAAGGTTGAAAGTCCCAATCCTCTTTCTGCTGACGTAGCATGGCTATCAGGTTGTCTGGAATAGGTAGCTCAACTGTAGCACCACGTTTAGTTTGAGTAATTGTAACTACACCCGAATCAAAATCAAGTTGATCCCAAGTCAGGTTGCGTATGTCTATGGGACGTTGTCCCCACTCATAACACATCATTACAACCAGTCCGATGTTACGCCACTCAAATTTTAGGAATGCTGTGTCGAGAAATGATAGTACTTGGTCATGTGTCCATACTACAGAACGTGGCTCACTGGTACGTTTATGTACCCTAGCCATAGGGTTAGATGTAATTTTTTCCATGTTAATCATGTAGTTCATAACTACAGAAAAAATACGAGCATTGTGATTTGCATTAGCTGTCGATGTCTCTAGCTCCCAAGTATCATATACTTCGGTACACAAGGGTACATTTAGATTTTTGATACTGATGTTGCCTAGTATCCTACCGCCTATAGGCAGACGACAGAAGGCGTGTAAGGATGTCTCATAGCCTTTTTGAGTAGAGGCTGCGAGTGATGCAAATTGTCTAGTATGTAAGTACTCATCTACTGCTGTTCTAAATTTCATATCTTTCCTATCCAATGGGAACAATCGTCATGTGGATCATCTACTGGTTCCATAGGCTCCTCCTACCTCAAGGAACCTATAGTTATACTTAAAGTATTTATTATTACTATAGTAAATAATAGATACCTAAAGTTACTTTAAGTATATAAAATAGATGCTTTGAGCATTATGTCAAGTTAGTATAGATATTTTTTACCTACTCGGTACGCATAATTATCGTTATAGTTGTAATAATGTGACATATCATCTATTTGACACTCCTCCATAAGTTGCTGTGGAGTGAATCCGTACTGGTCTAGCATCTCGGCAACCCTCGTAGGGTAGTCAATAACAAGTCTCTCCAAGCTATCTATATTCTCATCGTCCTTGCCGTAGTTGTAGCCGTACTTGTCAGTACCTTTCCAGATGTCATCTACTACCGATGGGTCACGTTCAAACACTAGACCAGACCAGTCAGCTTGACATAGTGCAATCAGTAAATCATCAGCATATTCAAGGTCTTGTATCTCATTCTTAGTGTGCTGATTGTAGTAGCCAACACTGATATTAGTACACTCAGATACGATGTCAGCATACTCATTACTGTCGGTGTAAGACCCACCATCATCAGGCTGTAGTAGTGGCATTTTTACAACACTAGCAAAAGATTTTGCAAAGGTGTCCGATGCGGTACGCATACCCATCTGGTGGGTAATCACAGACTTCTGACCATAACGATCAAACGAAATAACTGCATCTAGTTGATCAAGCCACTTAGGTTTGTAGGATACAAGACTTGTACTACCCTGACATCCAGACTCCTCTGCTGCATGAATAACATACACACCCTCAATGCCATGCTCAATCATACCTAGTATGAGCCAGATACCAGTAGTACAGTCAGCACCTAGACAATTAGAGTCAGCATTATTAGATACGGACAGTACGTCATTGGTAACAATGAGCTTTTGTAAGCCACCCTGTCTGTGTACAGTGTCATGGTGTGCAGTAAAGCACAGATTAGGTTTGTCACCTATGATGTGGATATAGTTGCCAAAAGCATCAGGCTTACCGAATGTAGGTTCAAGAAACCTCCGACAAAATTTACGTTGTGTCTTACTGCCCTCAGGTCTTCTGTAAGTCATCATTTCTACTAGACTATACATTAGTCATTCTCCTCTTTATTTTTCCATACATTATCATCTAGATCTTTTACAAGACCCTCTTCTTTTGCTTCTTCTATTGAGATAGAGTCACCATTGTCAGTAGTGGCTAGCTGATCTGAAGCATAACACTCACCATTACCATCAGATATGAAGTAGTCACCGTCAACTATACACTGTTGACCTACATAGACATCTTCATCTTCACAGTAGTAACATAAGTCAACGTGCCAAGTATTGTTATCAGGATCACAGAATATGAACTCATCACCACACTCTACACAACCCTCATACACACGTTCTTTTTCATAGCCATGACTGCCGTAGTTACTAGGCACATACACAATCATAGTCTCATTGATGTGACAATCACGATCTGCCCACTCACAGTAGATGTGATCCTCATAGTAACAATCAGAACAATAACTCTCTTCATTGTACTCACTGAAGTATCTGTCATCCTCATGGACACCCTCACCACAACGAGCACAGTGACAATCATGCCCATCAAGTATGCCCTGATAGCTATTGGCATCAATGTCACCATCATCACTGATGATAAGGTACTGATCATTGTCACACAATCTACGAGGTTCTAAGTCAAGGTATGGTGCATAGTACCCATCATTATCTTCAACTTTGTTACGAGCTAGCTTTGCACCAACCCAGTCACCATCCGTACCATACTGACCGTCAGTGGCATGGATCTTATCTGCTAGCATATCTATTGCTTGTTCAGACACACCATAGATGGGAGCACCCAAGTATTTTCCATCGGGCATGACACGAACCACACAACGAGATGCAATCTTACCATCTTGGTCTTCTGTCCATAACATCTTGAAGTCACCACTTGCATATGCTGCAACTGGATGCTTAGGCAAGTTATCAAAGCTGTACCGCATACATGATGATGCACTAGACTTACGTCTATAACTGGTTTTGATGTTGTCAGTAGGAGCTTGCTCCCATGAGTATGCTTTGACAAAGTCTTTGGCATCTGTACCCTCCTTGAGGATTAGATCACGTTGAATAAACCTATCCATATAATTATCGGTAAGCTCAATAATTTGTTTGTGATCAAGCTCAGGACATATCATTTGAAACGCACGAGCTGGCTTCATTGCCACTTCTCGGTCACGATCAAACCTGTCTTGAGCATTTTGATACATGGCAATCTTAGGAGCAAACCTATGAGATCTGCGAGGACGGAACGCACGAAGTCGGATAGCCAACTTGAACTCGACTGCATAGAACGAGCCTAGTAATATAAGAATCTCTCTCTCAAGAAAATCTATCAAGGCTCTATCATCTATGTTGAACATCTCAACATCTTCATAGTCACCCCACTGTTTTAGTACAGGGTCAGTCTCATCTGGTACTGAGTAGTCACGAGTAACTACAAAGCCATGATCATGTGGGTAGGTGATACGAAAAGATATCCCATTGACCTCGACAGAACAATGGGCAAGTTTTCTCCTACCATCTTGCATATAATACTGAGTATTATCTACATCGTAAAACTTGTGAGTCTCAAGATGCTTGGTAATATCTGGTAGATATTCATCTGCACGATCAGGTTGTGCTACCATTATTTGAAACTTATCAGACATGTCATTTCCTCCATTCTGGTTCTCTACCCCAACGCCATGTCAAGGTAATGTTACGTTCTTTCCAACGATCATTCATATACATTTGATATGCTTTGTGCACATCACTAACATCTGAATAATCAACTCCACGTTCTAAATTTCTGGCACAATTAGCAAATGGTGTCAACTCCTCATTTGGAAAATTGCCTACATCACTATACTCATCTAAGTAAGGTATGAGATTACCTGACTTGTGTTTGTTGCCACCTTTCTGTAAATACAGATGAGACATATGAGACAGTAACCATTTGAAATTGCTACGAGATTTTCTTGCCCACTTGCTACATGGATGATTGATGTAAGCAAGTTTGTAGACAGGCAAGGTAGTGTCAGGATCTAGCCAACGCACTGCGGTAGACAACATCTGTGCAGACTCAAGAATCATCTTGTTCTTACGGATGTCATCTAGCCACCATGCTGACTGCATCGGACACCGAGACAGTGCAAATATATTCATTAGACCTCCTAATTAAATAGTTGACGAATGTTTGAGAGTATCTGATCATACCTCTCAACAGACATCTCAAGCTCTTTAATACGTTTGTTTTTCTTGAGAATTTCTAACGTCATCTCTCCATTCTTAACTCGAACACTCTTGAAGTGTAACACCTCACGTTTTTGCAAAATTGGCTGCAAAAATTCAGTAGCCATGTTACGATTAAAGAACTTGTTACGATAGCCAAGGCTCTTACGCCACCTACAGATTTGACTTCGGTTTACACCGAACTCAGCTGAAGTGTGATCAATAGTGTGGTTCTCATAGAACTTGCACACCTTATGCTTGAACTCAGTTGTATGTATTGTCTTACCCATTTTAACCTCCTAAGTTTACTGCTTGGGTTCTACTTTTACGTTTCTAACACCTTTTGATTTTAGAAACAATGCTGTTTTCTCACCACAAGCTCGTGGTGCAAAACAAATGCGTATACCATCTACGCATATCCAGACGTACTCAGACAAGAGAATAGACCTGTTTGGTCACGTCATAATCTGCACAGACCCACCCACCAGTGAATGACATTCTGTCCAGACCAAGAGTAGGATTAGCCAACTTCAGTCTACTTACGCAGTCCTCAAGGCTAGCCCCTGATATTTGAACAGGTATATCTTTAACACCGTTATGATATACGCCATCCAAAAGATAATAAAAAGGCTCATCGACATTGCCGAAAGCCTCAGCTACCTGAGCATAAGCATACCGCAAATATCTCAGACGTTTATTGTGATGAAGCACTTTCTTTTCTTCGTCTTCGTCCACGTTATTATTCACCATTTATTCATATGCCTCCTCTATTATAGTCCATTGCAAGTTTAAATTTTCCACGTTGTGATACTCATTTATCGTACCTTTGTCACCGTGAAACTGTGGCGGTTCAGCACTGCAAACAACCACACGATAAACAGTATCGTACAGGTTTACAGGAGGAGTACCGTGACAAGAATAGTCAAGTCTCCACACGTCACCGCAATCATTCGTTCGTATAATCATGTCTTACAGCCTTTCTACATTACTTCATGAGGGTGCATCCATCCAAAGGGAGATCATTTGTGTTGAAAAAAAATTACGGATACACCCACAAAAAGTAATGCTGAACATTGGAAAACACCCAACACACTAGCATTGGGTGCTTATCCGATGGTCAACCACTAGGCAACTACAGCCTTGAGTTTCTTGACCATATCAGACGGCACACTGTCTCCATCCTTCAACCCATCTTGACGTCTTTTCTCAGCTCTAGCAATAAGAGCATGGATCATATCGTCAAGGTTCAGGGGCTTGTACTCAGGCTCAGGCTTGAACTCCCAGTAGGGAGTGTCGATAGCAGCTCGAGCATCACTCTTGCTGATCTTGGTACGGTTCTTGTGATATACAAAACAGCTTTCGTCTGTATCCCACACAAAGGTCAAGAAGCTCTCGACCCACGCCTTGACCGCATTAGAACGCCAACCACTAGGCAAGCTATCAAGCAGAGCATTAGTTTGACGAACAGCAACCGTAACATCATTAGTCTCATTCCAAAGCACAGCAATAGAAGCAAGCACACGATGCGTGTCGGCTTGCAGCTTAGAGCCACGAGAAGCAATAGACGCAATCATTTTGTCGATTGCAACGTCAGTTTTGATAAGTGTAATTTTAGCCATGTAAACCTCCTACGATCTAGCTATACAACCTACCCACCATGAGTAAGCTGTACAAGCTAGACCGAGAGCCACACAAAAACCACAGCATGTGCAGCTCTAGGGTTCACTTGTGACGGCATGGGTGCATCTCAGCATATATCCCCAAGTACTAGCAAAGGTTGTCCGACCATTCTAGCAATACCGCCAAATATAAAACTCAAAGCACCGACTACGAAAGAATTGACAAGTATCGCATAGCACAATTGAATTGCACACTAGCATTGATACAAACGCATCTAACAAGTCGGAACTCGCAAACCCTACCGTCACCCCACCGCACGCAAGAATTAGTCGCACGTCTGGACTTACAGCACTATCTTATTGGACGGCATCACACCGCCACCGATAGGGCATTGAGCCACGCCAAAGGCGTGTATGTAAACGCAAGGTTGATCCTACAGCACTCCCTAGACCCATCACGGGCTAGATGCGAGTAGTAGACCCTGCTAGTCGATAAAGGCCGACTGGCCGTTCCGAATAATTAGAGAATACAGCAATTGACCGAGATGTAAATAGGTGTAAGCTATTGATTTTAAACGATAATACATATTTTATTTATTGAATATGTTATTGGTTTCTCTGTTTGTTCTCATTGTGTTCTATGTTAGTGATTCGTTCCTGATTCGTTCTCATATGCCCAAAGTTTCTACGTTATGTTATAACATTACATACTTGCAGAGTCCGAATGTGTGACATTTTGATATTTGTTATGTTATAACATAGCATTTGCCACACACCACAATCACACATTGTATAGAAAAGCCTTTATATTCAAACATTTATATATTCAGATATGTGAATATGTTTTCTGATAGTTGTGACACATTCAAATATTCGAATATGTAGGGGCATGGGACAGGGTAGGGGTCATGGTATGCGTTTATAGCCAATGACAGAGATGTGATTTTTTAGTTTTGGACAAAATGCCGCACCTAAACGTGATCACAGGCTGTTATCTACTTTAAATGTGATCACAAATATAAAAATCAATAATAATAAAAATATTTTTGTTTACCCCTTGACCTCGGGGCATAGAGTATTATATAATACATAAAGTAATATTACTTTAAGTACCTCTATGTAACTTAAAGTAACCTTAAGTTTCTATTATCTCTTATATATTAATAGTTATTATATACTTTAAGGTACTTAAAGTAGTACATTATAGACGTAGAAAGTTTTTTCTGTCGTCCCATTTAATGTATTGACTTTATTTCCCCTTCAAGGTATAACTAGATGAGAAAAAGACACACGTATTCTTCGGATAATGTTGTAGAAGAGTTCTACAAGGCTCTTGCAGACAAAAACGAAGGTAAGCTTCGCAGGGTACACATACCAAGATCTGATGTATTCTATGTACGAGAGGCAATTTTTCAAAACACAGGTACTAAATACTCCCTAGACAGGGTAGAACGAGCTATGTATCTAGAAGGTATGCTCAATATTAGAGATGTTTTTGAGCCTGAACGTAAAAGAGAATGGGAAACTGACTGATGACAGTGGATTTTGACATAGATGGTGATGGACAGATCACAGTAGAAGAGATAGCTATGAAAGAACGTATGCTTGAAGTAGAGCTACGAGAAGAAAAAGCAGAATCCCAAAAGAAAATGGCTTGGGTAGCCATGATTATGATGATTGTCTTTACTGTTGTGTTATTTACCCCACTAATAACAGATACAAGAGTATCAGCTCTTGCAGATTTGCTAGGATTGTTCTATATTGCACAGACTGGTGTGGTAGCAGCTTATATGGGAGCTACAGCATACATGGCAGGTAAGCCAATGGGTAATAAAATAGCAATGAAAAAGGATACAAGATGAGTTTTAGACTAAGTCAGAGATCACTGGACAGATTAGAGGGTGTACATCCTGCAATGACTGGGGTGGTAGAAAGAGCCATACAAATTACTGGTGTCGATTTTGGAGTTACGCAAGGTATACGTACCTTAGACGAACAGAAAGCTAATGTAGCTGCAGGAAGATCTCAAACTATGCGGTCAAAACACTTACTACAAGAGGATGGCTTTAGCCATGCAGTTGATGTAGTAGCCTATGTAGGTTCAAATGTATCTTGGGAACTTAATCTGTACGATGACATCTGTGATGCCTTTAAACAAGCTGCAGAAGAGACTGAGGCATCCGTTAAGTGGGGAGCTGCTTGGTCTGAGGGAGATATTAGAACTTATCCTGGCACAGCTGAGGATGCTATGATGGCATACGTAGACTTACGTAGGTCACAGGGACGTAGACCTTTTATTGATGCTCCGCATTTTGAACTGATGTAATGGAAATGTTAGAGTTCATAGCACAGTGGTTAGCTGCACCTCTAGCTTTTGTCGTCTGGTTTCTATTTATGAAATCAAGCAAGAACGAAAAGGATATTGCAGTGTTACAAGCTCAGTATGAATCTAACAGATTAGCTTACGATAGAGAAATGAAAGAATTAAAAGAAACTGTGAAAGCTATTTTTAATAAGTTGGACAGTATAGAACAGGCTTTGAGAGACAAATGAGGTGGCTACTACTTACTTTATTGCTTTCTGGGTGTGGTATTATGTCTTTGCTACCCTTTGGTGGCTCCAGTGGGCCAACAGTCAATAGTAATGCACAGATAGGTGCAGAGAATCGACAGTCTGTAATGAGTGTAGAAAGTACTACATCTGCAGGCAGAGATATAGTTCAAACAACAAAAGAGGTTGAAACAGGGTCTGTGGAAAACTTAGATATTATTAATACTAATATACCCCCTTGGGTAATGTTACTTCTGATACTTGGTTGGTTACTACCAACACCTACAGAAATTGCTAGAGGTTTTATAAATTTTGTTTTAAGATTATTTGGAAGGAAAGATAATCCTAAATACGAAAGATATAAGTAATGCGTAATTATAAAAAAGAATATGCCAACTACCAAGGACAACCTGCACAGAAAAAGAGACGTGCTTCTAGAAATGCAGCACGTAATTCTTTAATGAAATCTGGTATAGTCAGGAAAGGTGATGGTAAAGATGTAAATCACCGTAATGGTAATCCTATGGATAATCGAACAAAGAATCTGTCAATAACTACAAAACGTACTAATAGGTCTTTTCCTAGAAACAACAAAGCAGGAAAAAGATAATGGCAATACCCGAACGAGTAAAAAATAAAATGAAAGAGGTTGGACTTAAAGAAGTCAATAAACCTCAACGTCTTAATGACAGCAGTGGTAAGTCTCATCATGTCATGGCTTCTGAAGGTGGTAAGTATAAGTATATCAAGTTTGGGCAAAAAGGTGTAAAGACAAATCAGACTGCAGGACAACGTGAAGCTTTTAAATCACGTCATGCAAAGAATATTAAAAAAGGTAAAATGTCTGCAGCATACTGGGCAGATAAGGTTAAGTGGAGTCCTTCAAAGACGAAGTCTCCCTCAAAGAAATGGAAAAAGGGATCGTAAAATGAAAACAACTACAATGGCTACTACTATAGCAGCAGTTATGGGCTTTCTTGCAGTAATGGCAACTAAGGCATCATCTATGGATTTTTCTGTCGCAGGACAGACACTGTCTATCGGTGCAGACTCTGACATCAACTATACTACTGGTGTAGAAGAGTGGGAGTGGGAACTAACTCCATCAGCAGGATTAACTGCTATGGGTATTGGACTAAGTGTAGCTACTGACATTGATATGTTAGAGCTAGAAGAAGGGGACATCTTTCAAGGTCTAGACTTTACTGCAAAGTACAAGATACCTAGCACCTACATTAATTTATATACTGAAGTATCTACAGACTCAGACTTAAAGTTTGGTGATGTAACAGTAGGGGCTATGGCTAGTTTCTAATGTGGTTAGCTATAGTCATGTTTTGCATGACACCTACAGATGCCAGTACGTGCACTCTTACAGTAAACAATGAAAATTTATATAGTAGTAAACAAAGTTGTCGTAAGGAAATGCGTAGTATGGTAGATAATTTTATTAGCAGAGGTATCTTTTCACAAGGTACTTGTATAGAGATAGGAGTCTCATTATGAAAGTAATTAAATGGTTTGGAAGATATTTAAAAAGAATTGCATGTGCACTATTAAACATTAAATGCTGTGCAGATTGTAATTGTAAGGCGTAGCAACATGAAGAAGAAATCTAGTGTCAATAAAGCCGGTAATTATACCCAACCTGGGATGCGTAAAACTTTATTCAACTCAATCAAAGCTGGAGGTAAGGGCGGCAACCCAGGCCAATGGTCAGCCCGAAAAGCACAGATGTTGGCAAAACAATACAAAGCCAAGGGTGGAGGGTACAAGACATGAAAGTAAATGCACCAAAAGGATATCATTGGATGAAACAGCCTGATGGTGGTTATAAGCTAATGAAACATACAGGTAAATTTACACCCCATAAAGGTGCAAGTTTAGCTGCTAATTTTTCTGTACAAAAGGTTCACAAAGATGGCCCTAAAAAGTCCACAAAAAAGTCTTAAATCTTGGGGTAAACAGAAGTGGAGAACTTCTGATGGATCTCCCTCAAAAGGCAAGAAAAGGTATTTACCTGATAAAGCTTGGAATGCTTTAACAGCAGGTGAAAAAAGAGCCACTAATTCGGCAAAGTCAGAAGGCAATAAAAAAGGTAAACAGTTTGTAAAACAACCAGACAAAATTGCCAAAAAGGTTAAATCATATAGAGCAGTATCAGAAGGAGGCGTTATGAAAAAGCCAATGAATCCAGGAATGAAAGCACTTAAGAAAGAAGCACCAGATGTAGCCAAGAAGATGGGCTACAAGCATGGTGGTATGTCAAAAAACAAGTCAGGCTACATGGGTGGTGGTATGTCTAAAATGAGTGACATGCGTAAGACAGGAATGTTTTATGGCGGCATGGCAAAGAAAAAGAAAGGTTAGATACCAATGGCTGTAACATTACGTAAATATTTAAATGACAAACTAAAAGAAAAAGGTTTGTCTGTTAAAGAGGCTAAAAAGAATGCAGGTAAATACAAAAGTATTGCTGCAGCCAAGAAAGCAGGATCACTTTACTATACAAATAAAGATGGTAAAGTAATGGCTGCTGTGTATGCAGAAGACCTTAAAAAATCAACTGTAAAACCTAAGCCAAGACCAAATTCAGGTAGTATAAAGAAAGAAGTATTACTACCAGGTTCTAACCAAACAATTTCAGATGCTATAGATAAAGGAAAAAATCCTAAAGGGGGTTTAAGAGCTAGAGGACTTAGAAAATTAAAAGAAAAAGTAACTGGTAAGTCTAAAGGTGGTATGGCTAAAAGGAAATCTGTAAGATGAAACTAGAAGGTGATAAAGTAGTAGACCAATACGGTGCTGTTCTCGCAGAGTACATTCGAGGAGAGTGGCACACTAAAGATCCTTCTGTATTAGAGTTTGTAAAAGATACAGAAGAAGTAAAAGTTCGTGCCCGTAATGAAAAGGGGCAACTGGTTGGAGATGATCCATCTACCCCCGATGTAAATGAAGCTTGGACAACTAAGGTGGCTAAGAAGGTTAAGGCTAAGTCATAACGGCATTGCATTTTTGTATGTAGTATGATATAACTATTTGTAGTATAACTACTCCTGTCCAGTTAGGACTAACATAGGAGTAGGAAATGTTTAGAAAATTATTTAACAGAATTATAGAAGCAAGAACAGAATCAGCTAAACGTAAAATTGCAAGAATGCAACTTTACCAAATGACTGACAGAGAGCTACGAGACTTAGGTATTGGTAGATATGATATAGAAAGGGTTATACTAACAGGTAAAGCCCTTTGAAGAACACAATAAGTTCTTTAATGATACTAGGAGTACTTTGGGAGGAGGCTCGTGGACCCAGTAACAATCATCGGTGGTGCAACCGTAGCTTTCAATGCGTTGAAGAAAGGCTTTCAAGTAGGTAAAGACTTGCAAGCTATGTCAGGACAGTTGACCCAATGGGCAGGTTGCATGAGTGATCTAGCCTATGCTGAACAGAAAAACAAGAACCCTCCTTGGTGGAAAGCACTGAGTGGGGGTTCTGTTGAAGCAGAAGCTCTAGAGATATTTACAGCTAAAAGAAAAGCTGAGTCTATGAGAAAAGAGCTAAAAGATTGGATTAGTTTTAGTATGGGGCCATCTGCTTGGGATGAGCTTGTAGCTACTGAAGGTAGGATACGTAAACAAAAGAAAGAACAAGAATACCGTAAAGCTGAAATGCAAGAAGCTATTGTAACTTGGGGCGTAACAGGTTTGCTTTTAACTGCAGGTTTTGGTGTTTTTGGTTTTGTAATATATATGGTGGCATAATGGCTAAAAACTTAACAGAGAAACAACAAAAGTTTCTTGATGTACTGTTTGATGAAGCAGGGGGCAATCTTGTTAAAGCTAAAAAGCTTGCAGGATATGCAGATGCTGTAACTTCTAAGCAGGTAGCAGAACCGTTAGCAGAAGAAATTGCAGAGTTAACTAAAAGATTTATTGCATCATCTGCAACAAAAGCTGCATATTCTATGTTTGAGGTTATGAACAGTCCAACTGATTTAGGTAACAAAGAGAAGATGGCAGCAGCAAAAGATGTATTAGATCGTGGTGGTTTTGTAAAGACAGAGAAAGTAGAAGTCTCTGCAGCAAGTCCATTATTTATCTTGCCACAAAAAGATGATGCGAATTAAAAAAACTTGGACTTTACCCAAACCAGAAAAAGTTGGTGATGAGTATATTTGGAAACCTACAGTTAGGGTTGGGAGACATATCCCATTTGGCTATAGACAAGACTTAAATGATTGTGATATACTGATACCAATTCCAGAAGAATTAGAATTGTTTGAAAAAGCTAAAGAGTTTTTAAGGCAGTATAGTTATAGAGAAGTGGCAGCTTGGCTCAGTACTCAATCTGGAAGATATATTTCCCATGTAGGATTATACAAGAGAGTTAAAATTGAGCAACAACGTAAGACAGAAGCTGCAACTCAACGTTACCTCGCCCAAAGGTACGAAGAAGCCCTCAAAAAAGCTCAAAGGCTTGAAGGCAGACTCCTTGGACAAAAAGACTACGTTGAACTCAGCTCAGGTTAAACCTGAAGAGTTAGATGTAGAACAAGCACAACGTGAAGTTATCTTTGAGCCAAACATCGGTCCTCAGACATCTTTTCTAGCAGCAACAGAACAAGAGGTTTTATACGGAGGGGCAGCAGGTGGTGGCAAGTCTTATGCGATGGTTGCAGATCCAGTGCGGTACTTGGGGAATCCAAATGCACGAATGTTACTTGTTCGTAGGTCTACAGAAGAGCTTAGAGAACTTATAGCAGTAAGTAAACAACTTTATCCTAAAGCTATTCCTGGGATAAAGTTTATGGAAAGAGATAAAACTTGGGTAGCTCCATCAGGTGCTACATTGTGGATGTCATACCTCGACAGAGAAGATGACGTTATGAGATACCAAGGTCAAGCTTTTAACTGGATTGGCTTTGACGAACTTACACAGTGGTCTTCACCTTTTGCATGGAACTATATGAGATCACGTCTCCGTACTACTAGGGCATCAGGTTTGCCACTGTATATGAGAGCAACAAGCAACCCAGGTGGCCCTGGGCATCAGTGGGTAAAAAGAACTTTCATTGACCCTCAAATTCCAAACAATGCGTTCTCTGCCACCGATGAAAACGGAAACGTGATTTGTTGGCCGAAAGGTCATAGTCGAGAGGGTGAGCCTCTGTTCAAACGAAAGTTTATACCTGCCACCCTTTTCGACAACCCTTATCTAGCAGAAGATGGTCTGTATGAAGCTAATCTTCTTTCGTTACCTGAGCATCAACGTAGACAACTACTTGAGGGTGACTGGGATATAAACGAGGGTGCAGCTTTTCCAGAGTTTAATAGACGTGAACATGTCATAGATCCTTACGATATACCTTCTAGTTGGATTAAGTTTAGAGCTTGTGATTATGGTTATGGTTCTTACACTGGTGTCGTTTGGTTTACTATAGTTCCTGGTTCTGAACAACTTGTGGTATATAGAGAGTTATATGTATCTAAAGTTACAGCTACTGATTTAGCTGATATGATTCTAGGAATAGAAAACGAAGCTAACGAGAATATGCGTTACGGAGTTCTTGACTCTTCTCTTTGGCATAATCGTGGTGATACTGGACCTAGCCTAGCAGAACAAATGATTATGAAAGGTTGCAGATGGAGACCTTCAGATAGATCTAAAGGCTCTCGTGTATCAGGTAAAAATGAATTACACAGACGATTGCAGGTAGATGAGTTTACGGAGGAACCTAGACTTGTGTTTTTTTCTAATTGCACTAACCTTATATCTCAGCTACCCTCTATTCCGTTAGATAAGAAAAACCCAGAAGATGTAGATACTAATGCAGAGGATCATTTGTATGATGCTCTTAGATACGGTATAATGACAAGACCAAGAAGCAATGTCTTTGACTTTGATCCTGCATCTCAACGAACAGGCTTTCAAGCATCAGATCCCACATTTGGATACTAAGGATAAAAAATGGAAGAAGATTTTGAAGAGATGATCATGGACATGGAAGAAACTTCTGCTGTTGAAGATGTTGCAGAAGAAGACTACTCAGATCCAATTACAGGACATATCGTACAATTTATCAAAGATAAGCACAGTAAGGCATCAACAGCTCGTCAGCTAGATGAGGAACGTTGGATACAAGCTTACCGTAATTATCGTGGTATATACGGACCGGATGTACAGTTTACATCTACAGAAAAGTCTCGTGTATTTGTAAAGGTAACTAAAACTAAAACACTTGCTGCATATGGACAGATTGCAGAAGTATTGTTTGGTGGTAATAAGTTTCCTATTAGTATTGATCCCACTAAGCTTCCAGATGGTGTAGAAGAAACTGTAAATTTTGAAACTAACGAAAACATGAGAAAAGCCGTTAGTGAAGATATGGCTAAGTTACTTCCAGGAGAAACTCTACCAGAGTACAAAGAACGTTTAGGGGTGTTGTCTGGTAAGTTAGAACCTGTTGAGGATGACCTTCAGTCTGGAACAAACGGTAGTCCAACTGCTGTACAATTTCATCCTGCTGAAGTTTCAGCTAAAAAGATGGAAAAGAAGATACATGATCAGTTAGAAGAATCTCATGCAAAGAAACATTTACGTGCTGCTGCTTTCGAGGCGGCACTTTTTGGTACGGGGGTTATGAAAGGCCCATTTGCTGTAGATAAAGAATATCCCTGTTGGGATGAAGATGGTGAGTACACACCAACATTTAAAACAATTCCCCAAACTACATCAGTATCTATCTGGAACTTTTATCCAGACCCTGATGCAGCTACAATGGAAGAAGCAGAGTATATTGTAGAACGACACAAGATGTCACGTTCTCAAGTACGTGCCTTAAAGAATCGACCATACTTCCGTCCTAATGCTATTGATAATGTTCTACGTCTTGGTGAAGACTACCGCAAAGAGTGGTGGGAACATATTATGGAAGATAACTCCGAAGAAGACAGAGCCGAACGTTTTGAGGTTCTAGAGTTTTGGGGTTTTGTCGATAAAGAACTTTTAGAAGATCAGGGAGTAGACATCCCTAAAGAGTTAAAAGATGCAGATCAGTTAAGTGTAAATGCTTGGATTGCTAATGGTCAGGTACTACGTCTAGTAATGAACCCATTTACTCCTGCTTATATTCCTTACTTTGCTGCACCTTACGAGATGAATCCATACAGTATTTTTGGCGTAGGTATTGCTGAAAACATGGACGATACTCAAACACTTATGAATGGCTTTATGCGAATGGCAGTAGATAACGCAGCATTGTCTGGTAATCTATTGATAGAGGTAGACGAGACTAATCTCGTCCCAGGGCAAGACCTCTCCGTGTATCCAGGAAAAGTGTTCAGGAGACAGGGAGGGGCGCCTGGTCAAGCTATCTTTGGCACTAAGTTTCCTAACGTATCTAACGAGAACATGCAGATGTTCGATAAGGCAAGGGTATTGGCAGATGAATCAACTGGCTTTCCTTCTTTTGCTCATGGTCAAACAGGCGTACAAGGAGTGGGTCGTACTGCTTCTGGTATTTCTATGCTTATGTCTGCTGCCAACGGTAGCATACGTAATGTTGTTAAGAATATAGATGACTATCTATTAGCACCACTAGGTAAAGCATTCTTTAATTTTAATATGCAGTTTGACTATGACTCAGGAATTAAGGGTGACTTAGAAGTTAAGGCTCGTGGTACAGAAAGTCTCATGGCTAATGAAGTACGTAGCCAACGCCTGATGCAATTTATGCAGGTTGTAGCTAATCCTGCACTTGCACCTTTTGCTAGAATGGATTATATTGTTCGTGAGATTGCTAAGTCTATGGATCTTGATCCAGATAAGGTTGGTAACAGTATGGCAGAGGCTGCAGTGCAAGCTGAGATACTAAAACAATTCCAAGCTGAGAACCCACCACCTGCTCCACCACCAGGTGCTCCACAGCCAGGAGGCCCACAGCAAGCACCTGCAGGGGTACAGGTGCAGGATACTCAAGGTAGTGGGGGTGGAACTATAGGAACTGGAACAGCCCCTCAGCCAGGAGAACAGGGCTTCTCAGGTAACACTGGCCCACAACAGGTACAATGAAACTCGTAGTGAATAATACTTTAAAACCTTTCGTAAACAATCCAGAGTTGTACAACCCATTTCTGGAAGAAATTACAGAACGAATTAATAAGGCACACAAACGTCTTGAGCAAATTAATGAGATAGAAGAACTCTATCGTGCTCAGGGTGAAATACGTGTGCTTAGATCTTTGTTATTGCTTAGGGAACATGTAAATGGCTGAAGTCAAAAAACAGATGGAAATGTTTGGCTATACTGCCGAAGGAGCAAAACAAGAAGCTAATAGGCTTGCTTCCGATGTTAATACAGATTTAACTTTTAAAGAAGCTGCAATAAATGTTGGTAGTATGTTACCTGGAATTGGTACTGCTATGACTGTTGCAGAAATAGAGGAAGAATTAAAAAAAGAAAACCCTAGTTATGGTAAAATAGCTTTACTTGGTGGATCTGAAATAATTGGTCTTATTCCTGGTCTTGGAACTGCAGCAAAAAGTGCATTAAAAGCTGCTGCTAAAAAAATAGGTGCTAATAAGATTATAGATGCTTTAGATGCACCTAAACCTAAAACAGAGTCTGAAATAATTGCAGGTCCAGGTGCTCCAGATTATAAAAACGAAGCATATTATAAAGCTTTACAATTAAAAAGAAGAGGCTACTCTGACAAACAAATTGAGGAAATAACAGGTAGACTTAGAACATCAAGTTCTGGAGATTATATTCCTCAGGTAAATCAAAGATTAGAAGAGTTATATTATAACAAAGATTTTTTAAATAGTAGAACAAAAACTGTTGATAATAAAGATATAATTGAAAGAGAACTTAAAGAAGTAGAAGCAAAAATAGCACAGTTAGAAAAAAAATATCCAGGTGGATTAATAGATCCAAAAGAAGGGTCAATTTTTAAATTTGAGATACCTGATAATAATATTAAAATTAAAACAAATAATGGGGTTATAAATTATAAAGAAGCTACTGTTAATAGTCCAATATTAATTGGTGATTTAATACCAACCCACACAAAACTTTTTGAACAGTACCCCGATTTAAAAAATGTAGAATTTTATGTAGATCCTGAACAGTCTGCTGTAGGTGTATTTGATCCTTTTGGGGGTAAACTGCTTGATGATGGAACAGGACGAAGAACAGGTTCAATTTCAATAAATCCTGATCGGATGAACGAATTTGATAATATTAATAGCAAAGAGTTTAGAGATATTTTTTTCCACGAATTGCAACATGCAGTTCAACAGCAAGATTACCTTATAGCAGATCTAGAACAACTCGCAGGTAGCCCTACTGCTTTTGCTCAAACTCTTGCTAAAGAAAGTATAGTACCCCCAGCATTTCGACAAGCAACTATATTAAAAAATCCTAAAGCTTTAAAAATTAAAGAAGAAATAGTAGCTCTTTTTAAAAAAGAATACCCTAGTAAATTTAAATGGGTAGAGGAAGATTTTTCTGTAACCGATGAAGGTTTAAAAAACATAAATCCTAAAGTAGCTAAAAAATTAGCAAACTTAATGAGGGATCTTGAATTAGAAAGTCATAGAACATATCTTCAAACAGCCTCTGAGGTAGAAGCATCAGTAGTAGGTCTTAGAGCAAGTAAACTTGATTTTGATGCGGCAGGCCCAGTAACACCAGAAATATCTAAAAGAAAAAACATAACAACATTAGAAGAATATAAAGCATCTAAAGATGCTTTTAAGGTTGATAATCAAGTTACAAAAATTATTAATAATATTAAATCTAAATTTAAACCTATGGATGAGTTTGAACAGATGAGATATCATGGAGCTGCTGTCTATTTTGCCAGATATGCTCTTGGAATGGATGATGCTTTACAACAATTTGATTTGATCGGAGTAAAGGGCAGTTTTGCCGAAGGAGGCACAGTAATGAATAAACAAATGCAAATGGCTTTTATGAATGAAGGTGGACTAAGAGACGATAACATGGAAAAAGATCCAGTATCGGGTAATGAGGTTCCCTCAGGTTCTATGGCTAAAGAAGTACGAGACGATATTCCTGCCCAGTTGTCCGAAGGTGAATATGTAGTTCCTGCTGATGTTGTTCGTTACTACGGTGTAAAGTTTTTTGAAGATTTACGAGATAGAGCAAAAATAGGCTTGCAAGATATGGAAGCTAATGGTAGAATAGGTGGTGAGCCTGTTCCTGCAGGTGGTCCAACAAATACCGATGAACTATCCCCACAAGAGATGCAAGCCATACAAGAAATGATGGGTATGGCTGAAGGCGGTACAGTAAACATGTACAAACGTCAGCAAGACCTTTACTCAGCTCCACAACAAGCTGTAGGTAATAACATGATGAATGAAGGTGGTCAAGTAAGGGGTTATTCTCCTGGTGGTATGGGAACTGCAGATATGGGCCAAAATATGGAGCAACAAATTTTAACTGCAGGACAGCAGGTACAGCCGTTTGTAGCACAGCCTTTAGGTTCTTCTTTATTTCAACCTGCAGGTAGTCAAATGGCTGAGGTAACAACTCCAACTGCTTTTGTACCTGTAGACATGATTAATCTACAAACTAACCATAGGGTAAAAGCAAACACCCAACAAGAGTTTGATAACTATTCATCTCAAGGTTATATTGTAGATGACGGTACTCTAAAGCCTAACTCAGGTGACTCTGGTGGCGGAGGAGGAGGTGGTAACAAACCACCTAAACCTGAAGGATGGAAAAAGTGGCTAGAAAGTGCAGATTTTAATAGTAGAGGAGGTTTGGAAAAATTTGTTGAAAGTTTAGACTATGACCCTACTAAAGATCAAACAACTTTAAAAACACTTGGTGCAACTGCTTTAGCAGGTCCATTTGCAGGAGCAGCTACTGCATTAGGATCATCTAAAGAGGGTTTAACTAAAATTTCTAATTTACGAGCTGCGGCTCTTATTGCTAAAGCACAAGGTTTTGATGACTTATCTGAAAAATATAATAAACAGGTTGCAAGTATAATTGAAAAAGCACCAAAAATTTTAGATTATTTAGATGACGTTTTTGCACCAGGCACATCTAAAGCAAATGCTTGGGCTAAAACAAAAGGATTCGATACTATTGAGCAAGCTACAGAAGCAGGAGTTACACCTACTGTTGCACCTACTCCTACCCCTACTCCAAGTAGTAACGATGATAATGACCCACCAAATTGGAGTTCAGCAACTGACGCAGCTTCTGCTGCAAGTTTGGCTGCTGCTAATGTGTCTGAAGGTGTTAATTCAAATCAAGCTGCTGAAGCTGCTGCTGCAGGTGTAAATGCAGGTGTTTCTGCAGCAAGTTCTTCTGAGGCTGCTGCTGCAGGTGCAACATCTATCGGATCAGGAGAAGGCTCTACTGAAGAAGAAGGTGCAGAAACAAGTTCAGGAACTATCTTTAACAAAGGTGGACTAGCAACTAAAAAGAAGAAGAGTCAATCTAAGAAGGGCGGACTCGCAGGTAAAAAATAAGGCTACTCAGCTTCGGCTGACCCCAACAAAAAAGGAAAAAATATGCCTGAATTAGCAGAAGTAGAAACACAAAAGACAGCAGGATTTGTAGACAGAGGTTACAATCACGAAAAGAAACGTAGCCGAATGGAGGCTGAAGAAGAGGAGATTCGTAAACTTGAAGCTAAACAACGTGGAGAAGAAGACGAAGACCAACCCTCAGAAGAAGAAGCTTCCGAAGAAAAAGAGGCCGATACAGAGGTTAAAGAAGAAACGTTATCTGCTGAAGAAAAATCTTTTAAAAAACGATATGGTGATCTAAGACGCCATATGCAAGAAAAAGAAAAGGAATGGGACGAAAAGTTTAAGACCTTTGAAGAACGTTTAAAGAAAGATTCTATAATACCACCTAAGTCTGACGAAGACATAGAGAAGTGGGCAAAAGAATATCCAGACGTAGCAGGTGTAGTAGAAACTATTGCTGCTAAAAAAGCTCAAGAAATGTTTAGTAAAGCTGAAGCTCGTATGCAAGAGTTTGATAAAATCCAAACAGAAGCTGAAAGAACTAAAGCTGAAACTATTATACGTAAGTCACATGAAGACTTTGATGAACTTAGAGCTTCTGATGAATTTCATAATTGGGCTAACGAACAACCTAAGTGGGTTCAAGATGCACTGTATGAAAATTCAGACGATCCTGCATCAGTAGTTCGTGTTATTGATTTATATAAAGTAGATAAAGGCCTTACAAAAACTGCTAAGAAAGCAAAGGCCAAAGACGCAGCTTCCACAGTCACTCGTAAAACAAAAACACAAGTAGATGTAGAAGATGCTAATGACGCAATTCGTGAGTCAGAAGTTGCAAGAATGTCTGATAAGGAATTTGAGCAAAGAGCTGACGAAATTAACAAAGCTATCCGTTCGGGTAAATTTGTTTACGATGTATCTGGCAAAGCTAGATAACCTGTTGACAACTACTAAATCAACAGTATAACTATAGGCACAGAGACAAAAGCCTCTTTTGACTACCTTTTGTCTTGCCTAATTTCACAAAAGTCTAAACTACAAAGAACTACCTGGACAAGTACAGGCCCAGTAGTATTTGGTGGCGCAACCTAAATACTCTCTGCACCCTAGAAAACGTACAGCCTCTTTTAGATGTTTAAGCTTTCTTCATAAGCCAAATATCAGGAGGATTTTATCATGGCTTTTACAACAGCAGGAGGATACGGTAACTTACCTAACGGTAATTTTTCCAGTATCATATACTCCAAAAAGGTTCAGCTCGCCTTTAGAAAGAGCACAGTAGTAGGTGACATCACCAACTCTGATTATTTTGGGGAGATAGCTGCCCAAGGTGATACGGTGAAAATCATCAAAGAACCTGAAATCTCAGTCAGTGCATATGCTCGTGGGACTCAGGTAAATGCACAAGATCTAGACGATGAAGACTTTTCTCTAGTCGTTGATAAAGCTAACTACTATGCTTTTAAGATTGACGATATTGAGGAAGCTCATTCACATGTCAATTTTATGGATCTTGCTACCAACCGTGCAGCATACCGTTTAGCTGATCAGCATGACCAAGAAGTTCTTGGCTATCTATCAGGTTTTAAACAGTCTGCATTACACACCGATGCTGATACAGTCAATGACCAAGTAAATGGTTCAAAAGCTGTAACAACAGCAGGCTCAGACGAGTTGTTATCTTCAATGAAACTTATTAAGTCTTCATTTGGTAACATCACAACGACTTCTGCAGGAGATCATTCGATCCCAGTAGCAGCACGTCTACCAGGTGCAACAGCACTACCAACAGCAACTGTTTCTCCTGCGATGATCGTATCACGCATGAAACGTTTGTTGGATCAACAACAAGTTGATTCACAAGGTAGGTGGCTCGTAGTTGACCCCGTGTTCATGGAAATCATGGCTGATGAGGACTCAAGGTTCTTGAACGCAGATTACGGTGAAGCAGGTGCTCTACGTAACGGTCTAGTGCTGAACAACCTACATGGTTTTAGAGTTTACACTTCCTCAAACCTTCCTCACGTAGGTACAGGTTCAGGAACTGCAGGTTCTGCAAACCAGAATGCCAACTTTGGTGTGATCGTTGCAGGTCATGACTCAGCAGTAGCAACTGCAGAGCAGATCAGTAAGACTGAAACTTACCGTGATCCTGACAGCTTTGCTGACATCGTTCGTGGTATGCATCTATACGGTAGGAAGATTCTTCGTCCAGAAGCAATCGTTACTGCTAAATATAACGCAGCTTAAGGGAGATTGAATTATGGCTTTAGGTGATAATACACTTCAATCTGCTCGGGGAGCCAATGCTAACCCAGGTAGAAAACCCTACATGGTTCAAACTGTTTTGAATCTAGCAACTGCTTTGTCTGACAAAGGATCTGCACTAGCTGCTTCTGATGTCGTTCCAGTGATTGCTGTCAAAAAAGGAACTATGATCCTTAATGCAGGTATGGAAGTTGATACAGCTTCTGACGGTTCTACATTAACTCTAGATCTAGGAACAGGGGCCGATGCCGATTGTTTTGTAGATGGGTTTGATGGAACATCTGCAGCAGGAGTTGTTACTCAAAACCCTGCGGCATTCCAACCATTAATGGCTGTAGCTGATGATAACATCGACATGACAATTGCAACATTGTCTGGTGGTGCTGTTACTACAGGCAAGATCCGAATTTGGGCATGGATGATGGATTGCACAGATATAGGTAATGACGGTACTGCTAATGAAGTAGATCGTGATGCACTTGCATAACTAACTTAAGGGGCAGGGCAACTTGCCCCTTTAGCTTACCTGAGGGATTTTTGTAATGGCTACTTATGTCACACTTGTAAATCAACTATTACGTAGACTGAACGAAGTTACACTTGATTCGGCAGGTGATGGCTTTGATGCAGTACGGAATGTACAAGCTTTGGCTAAAGATGCGATAAATAACTCCATTAGAAATATCATTCAGACAGGACAAGAGTTTCCGTTTTTAAAAACTACAACTACACAAACACTAACTGCAGGAACTAGGCAATATGCTTTTCCTGCTGATTTTGCTTCTGTAGACTGGGATACTTTTTATTTAAAAAAGCTAGGGTCTGCAGGTAATACTCCTAGCTTTCTCCCTACAATATCTTTTGAAGAGTATACTCAAAGGTTTCGTGGCTTAGATGATGAAGGTGATTCTGGATCTGGTATATCTGCACCAGAACGTGTGTATCAAACATTAGAAGCAAAGTTTGGTGTAACACCTGTTCCAAATAATAGTTATATAGTAGAGTATGTGTACTTTTCATTCCCTTCTGACCTAACTGCTTTTAATGATACGTCTATAATACCTGACAGATTTAACCATGTACTTATTGATGGTGCTATGATGTATATGATGAGATTTAGGTCTAATGATCAAAGTGCTGCTATACATCAACAAAACTTTACTGATGGCATTAGGTCTATGAGACGTATACTTATGGACGATCCACTTGATGTTAGGTCAACAGTAATACAAAGAAACAAATCATTTAGTAACACTATTAGCAGTATTGTATAATGCCCGAAAATTTAGCCTCCTTTAAAGTTTTTGCACAGGGCGGTTTAAACACAAGCCGTGATGTGCTCTCTCAAGGTGAGGTTGCACCAGGTTCTGCTGTTGCACTTATTAATTATGAACCTGCTGTTACAGGTGGTTATAGAAAGATAAGTGGCTTTGCTAATAACTATGGCACAGTTACAGGAACAGGAAGTGTTCTTGGTGTAGCAGTAGCAGATGGTATTAAAGATGGTATCTTTGCTGCTCGTAAACCTTCTTCAGGAACTAATTATTTACACTATTGGAATAACTCTACATCAGCTTGGGTTGCTGTAAGTAGTGCAGGTTCTCCAACAATGACAGGTGTATCAAAGGTTAGATTTTCTAGGCTTAATTTTGGTACTCCAAAGCTTGTTTTGACTGATGGTATAAACCCTGCAGCTACATATGATGGTACAACCTATACTCAGATTACTCACTCTGATGCACCTACAGATCCAAAATATTCTGCAATATTTCAAAACCATTTATTTCTAGCAGGTGATCCTGCACATCCAACAAAACTATTTTTTAGTGCACCACTAGCAGAAACAGACTTTGCATCAGGTAATGGAGCAGGAGTTATAAATGTAGGTTTTCCTATTGTTGCTATAAAGTCTTTTAGAAACGAACTATATATTTTTGGTTCAACCCATATTAAAAAGTTATCGGGTACTGCATCAGCTAACTTTGTGTTACAAACTGTAACAGATGATCTCGGATGTTTAGCTACAGATAGTGTTATAGAAATTGGTGGTGACTTGCTATTCTTATCACAGGATGGTCTACGTCCTATCTCAGGTACAGCAAAAATTGGTGACGTTAATCTCGAAACTGTATCAAAAGATATTCAATCTATCTTTACAGATATTGTATTTGATATTGATTTAGATACTCTAAATGCTGTTACCATAAAACAAAAAACACAATTTAGATACTTCTTTGGCGCAGCAGATTCACAGGGTGTTATAGGTGGCTTTAGACAAACTCCAAATGGATTGCAGTTTGAATATAGTCAGATGTTAGGTATAGCTGCTACTGCTGCTGACAGTGGTTATATAGGACAAAACGAATTTGTTATTCACGGAGATAGCACTGGTAAGGTGCACAGACAAGAACAGGGTAATAGTTTTGCAGGAACTAATATCTTTAGTGTTTTCCAAACTCCTTTTCTTCATATGCAAGACCCAGAGCAAAGAAAGATATTTTATACAGTAGCAACTTATCTACGTTCTGAGGGTGATAATGAAATTGTCATGTCTGTTGTATATGATTACGAAGACCCAGACTCTTTAAATCCAACAAACTTTACACTGAGTACTGAGGGTGCAGCAGCCTATTATAACGAAGCTGCGTATAATAGCACAGCTATTTTTGATGGGAATCCTTCACCAGTGCAACGTACAAACATATCAGGTTCAGGTAAATCGGTTTCTTTAAAATATGTTACAAATGATTCAAATGCTTCACACAGTATTCAAGGCTTAGTTGTGACGTTTGGCGTGGGGGATAGACTTTAAATGGCAGGTTATACAAGACAATCAGTAGCTGACATTATTGCTAATGCAGTCATTAAAGCTGCACCAGTAAACGCAGAGTACAATGCTATTCGTGATGCCTTTGCTGCAGCAAGTGGGCACAAACATGATGGTAGCACAGGAGAGGGAGCTAATGTCCCTCGTATAGCTGATACTGATGCCCTAAACAAAGTTGTTGTAGATACATCAAATAACAGAATTAGTTTTTTTACTGAGGTATCTTCTTCTGCTGTAGAACAAATTAGACTAGAGGATGGTGTCCTCAAACCTGTATCTGATGATGATATAGATCTTGGTGCTACAGGAGCAGAGTTCAAAGATCTGTACATTGATGGTATAGGTTACATTGATTCTGTTGTTATTACAGGTGGTACAATTGATGGTGCAGTAATAGGTGGGACTACAGCAGCAGCAGGTAGTTTTACTACACTAGCTGCTTCTAGTAACGCCACTGTAGGTGGTACTTTTGCTGTTACAGGTACATCTGCTCTTACAGGCACAGCAACTATTACATCTGCTGACATTAACTCAGGTGCAGTAGACAACACTACTATTGGTAATACAACTGCTGCTGCAGGTAGTTTTACTACTCTTAGTGCATCAGGTACTTCTACTTTAACTACAGTAGACATTAATGGAGGAGCAATAGATGGTGTCACCATTGGTGGATCTTCTGCAGGTGCAGGTACATTTACAGACTTAACAAGCACAGGGACATCAACACATGCTACGGTGGATATTAATGGCGGTGCTATGGATGGCACAACAATTGGGGCTAATAGTGCTGCGGCAGCTAGCTTTACAACTGTTGCTACATCTGGTCAGGCGACATTGGCGACTGTTGATATTAATGGTGGTGCTATTGATGGTACTACTATTGGGGGTAGTACACCTGCAGCCATAACAGGTACAACAGTTACAGCAAATTCAAACTTTGTTGGAAACATTACAGGTAACGTTACAGGTAATGTATCAGGTGATGTTACTGGTGACGTAGCAGGAGATTTAACAGGTAACGTAACTGCAGGTTCAGGAACATCATCATTTACTAACGTGACCATTAATGGCACTCTAAACATGAACGCAGGTACATCTGCAACGATTACTAATCTTACAGCACCTAGTTCTGATTTAGACGCAGCAACAAAATTATATGTTGATACAGAGGTAGCAGGTCTTGTAGACTCAGCACCTGGAACATTAAATACTTTGAACGAATTGGCTGCAGCATTGGGGGACGATGCAGATTTTGCCAACACAATCACAACAAGTATAGCAACCAAGCTACCACTAGCAGGTGGTACAATGTCTGGTGCTATAGCTATGGGTACAGCTAAGATTACAGGCTTGGGTGATCCAACAGCAGATCAAGATGCAGCAACTAAGAAATATACTACAGATACATTCTTACCATTAGCAGGTGGAACTCTAACAGGTGCATTAGCAGTAGGTAGTAACAAGATTACTGCTAGTTATACACCAAGTGCTAGTGCTGATCTCACAACAAAAACATATGTAGATGGCATACTTGGTTCAGCTACTGCAGCTTCTACTTCAGCATCTGCTGCTGCTAGTTCTGCCACTGCTGCTGCCTCAAGTGCTACTGCTAGTGCTTCCTCTGCAACAGCAGCAGCTTCTAGTGCAACCTCTGCAGCATCTTCCTATGATTCATTTGATGATAGATACCTTGGTGCTAAGTCTTCAGCACCCTCAGTTGACAACGATGGTGATGCCCTAGTTACTGGTGCTCTCTATTTTAATAGCTCTACAAATATTATGAATGTTAGGACTAGTGGTGGTTCTTGGACTGCAGCAGGTTCATCTGTAAATGGAACTTCAAGTCGTAATGTCTACACTGCTACAGCAGGTCAAACTACGTTTGCTTCTACATACGATTCTGGTTTTGTAGACGTTTGGCTTAATGGTTTAAAATTAAAAAGTGGAACAGACTTTACAGCTACATCAGGAACTAGTATAGTTCTTGCAAGTGGTGCTACTGTTGGGGACATCGTAGATATTGTCGCCTATGGCACATTTAATTTAGCTAATCATATAACAGAAGCACAGTCTGATGCTAAGTATCTTTTAGAAGCTAACAACCTTTCTGATTTAGTCAGTGCACCAACAGCAAGAACAAATCTTGGTGTAGCTATTGGATCTGATGTACAGGCTTACGATGCAGGTCTAGCTTCAATTGCAGGACTAACAACTGCAGCAGATAAAATAATTTATACGAGTGGTTCTGATACATATGCTGTAACAGACTTCTCTTCATTTGCTAGAACACTTGTTGACGATGCTGACGCATCAACAGCTAGAACAACTCTAGGTGTAGTCATAGGAACAAACGTTTTAGCATACGATGCAAACTTACAGAGTTTTGTTTCTGTATTTACTCTCCCAACTTCTGATGGATCAGCAGATCAGTTTCTAAAAACGAATGGGTCAGGGACACTTAGCTTTGCAACAGTAGACGTTCAGGCTGATCTTAGAAAATCTTTTGTATTATAGGTAGGAAAAAATGGCTTTTACATATGCACAACTAACACCAATTACAACAATAGCAAGTAGTGCAGGAGCAGTGTACACAAACCCTAGCTCTAAAACATCTTACATTCGTGGTATTGTAATACATAATACAAACACTACTGCTGAAACTGTAGTGTTGTACAATGTTCCTGATAACAGTGGTTCAGTAGGAACTGCTGCTGCAACAAACCAATTTTATAAGACGAGTGTTGCTGCAGACACAACAATTATAATTGAGTTTCCTGTTCCAGGCTTAGTTCTTTCAGATACCAACGATACCATACAGGCAACTACTACAACTGCTAGTAAAGTAACAATTCAAATATCAGGAGCTACAGAATAATGGGTATTACAGTCTTTCCTACTCCCTCTAGTTCTGGTGGAACTACAGCAGTAGCAGATCCAAATAGAACTGCTTGGGGTGTACTAGCCCCTTATCCTTGGACAAATTTACAGTATAATCTTTGTAACACTCTTTGTGATAACATAGGTAATATTTATAATAACAACAATGAAATGGGTGAATCTCACATAGTTGATATGGGCAATAATAAATTTGCTCTTGTACACGATTGGGAAGATGCAAATCTTTGTTGTGTTCACGTAGGAGTTTACTGTGTTGATACAACTAATAATACAGTACACAGGCTTAGTTGTTGTCACCACAACATTTGGAATTGTGCAAGTTGTACTGGTAACTACATGAGCATTTCTGCTATTACAAGTGATGAGTGTGATAATATTCTTATTACAGGAAGAGGTGGTAGCACCAATTGTGCTCATGCCTTTAAATATCGTTCAGACACAGGTTGTTTCTGTACTAACAGGGTTGAAATGAGTCAAGATAGTTCTCTTAAATGTTTGACAAGTGCAGGAGAATGTAGACATCATTTATTGTATACAGGAACTCCAGGTCATGCTTGGTACTTTCATCAACGATGTTGTGGGTGCATGGCTTACACAAAAATAAAAGAAAGATGTTGTCAGTGTGGTACTGCTTTTCAAGCTCTTAGTCCTTCAGGGTCTGTAGCTACAAAAGGGTTTTGGTATATGCCTCAAGTAACAGCCTGTACTGTCCAAATGCTAGGCGAGGGTGGCTCTAATGCAGGGCAGTGTGGAAGAGTCTTTGGCTTGAGGGCAGACATCCATAATGTACTAACTGCAGAATGTAATGAACCAAATTTAGTTATTCATTGTGGTAATACTAGTGCTCAATGTTGTCATAATCTTGGACCAGATACTTCTGTTTGGACTGACTATAATCAATGTTTTTTAGACTGCTGTGGTTTTCAATACTTTGCAGAGTTACCACCTAAAGGTCAAGCTACTGCTCCTATGGGATTTAGTGGTTATGCACAACAAATGGCTTGCCATTGTAGTAGCACTAGTAATGCGTGTAGTTCTCACAGACAAGTAGAAATACATGGATATTACCTTGGCACTGGTTTTGGCTACTGTTCTGTAGGTTTGGGTAGAAACGAACTAGTTTGTGCAACAACCTCTGGTGGAACTTTTAACTCTGGGGTTACATGTGACGTTGATCAAGATTCAAACATGGGTTCAAATGAATATGGATCTTACAGTTTACAAGTTAATGGTATTTATAGAGTAAATTCAAATCAGGCTCATAAGAATAACTGGTTTAACAACAGGGGTGAAGTACACGTTGCTCTTGGACCTAAATCAACTTGTTCTAAAGCAGACATAGAAAGAGGTGGAGCAAAGTATATCTACCCTTATTATTATACTCGACAAATGAGGGGTGGTCTATTTACTTGTAAGAACAAATACAGAGCAAGTGCTGTAGTTGGGACAGACTACTATGTTGAAGTAGGTGTAAAATCTTTTACAGTAGGTGTTTCTGCTCAGTGTGTAATAGTTGATTTGTACAAGCTAGAACCATTTGCTTGTCACAACTGTTGTTTTATTTAGGGGAGAATTAGATGACTCAGGCTAGAGTATTAGCAGACTTAGTTGCTACAGGTGGTGAGCTTGCAGATGGTGCAATAGCAGTCGCAGAGGTTACTGGTGCAGCCCCAACAGCAAGCCCTACATTTACAGGAACAGTAGGTGCTGCTGCAATTACAGCTACAGGTACAGTAGCTGCTCCTACAGTAAATGCTTCTACTACACTACAGATAGGTGGAACAGGAGTTACTGCTTCTGCTGCTGAGTTAAATTTTGTAGGGGGTGTGACTTCTGCGATTCAGACACAAATGAATACAAAACAAAAAGAATTTACGCCTACTGTAGTTACTTCAAATGCGACAGCTACTAAAGATACTAGAGTTATCTTAAATGGTTCTGCAGTAACACTTACGTTACCTGCTAGTCCAAGTGCAGGGGATACAGTAGCTATCACAGAAATAGGTGGTAACAATAATTGTATCATTGGACGCAATGGATCTAATATTATGAGCCTTGGTGAGGATATGACTGTTGATGCAGCTTATGCAGCTTTCCAGTTACAGTTTGTTAACTCAACTATTGGTTGGGCAATAGCACAATAAAGAGGGAATAGAATGAGTACATATTCAACATTTGCAGCAAGTGGTGGTTCTGATGGCCCTGCAGGGGGTGGTGGTGGTTTAGTTACTGGCACTACTTCTTACACAGTTTGTGCAGACAGCAATAGATCTTTAGCTATTTGTTTAACCTGTGAGTGTCCTAGTGGGAATATTACTCTTCCCAACGCAACTTCTCTATCCCCAGGATCTCCTACTTATATAATAAAAAATGAAAACACCACTACTACTTATCTTTTACGAGATAACACAAGTTGTGTTTTAACTTCAATACCACCTGGAGGAGCAGTGGATGCTTCACTGTATGACAACAGTGCTCAACAAGGTGAGTGGGTAATAGGTCAGTTTGCAAAACCTACACCATTTAATCCTGTTTCAGACCTTTCTTATTTTAGTGGTGGCGAGTTAATAGGTGATGACGTTACTACTGAGTGTGCTCACCATGATAATGGTTTAGGCTATTCTGTATTACACTATAGGAGATCAACTTGTTGCTACAAAGCTGTGACGTTTAAAGCAGTTGGTGGAGAAATGGTTAAAGCAGGGGAAATTGATGGAACAGTCTGCAAGTGTAAATTTAATGCTTGTCGAAGTCAAAATGGATTTGTACTATTTAGCTGCCAGTTTTGTCAGTGTGGTAGTGCATTAGTAGACTACGCAAAGTTTATTACAGCTATAAACTGTGATTCAACCTGTGCTGTTACCTTTATAAATTGTTGTCCTGTAGGCTGTTGCCACAACACTGGAAATGATGGTGTTGGTGATCGTACTGGTAAATGGGATGGAACTCACCTAGTAAGAGGGACAGGAATCCTTTATTCTATGGGAATAATGAACTGTGATAATAGATGTGCTGTCATGCAAATAGCTAAGATAAACACAACTAGCACAGGTGCTCCCACCTGTACTGCAGTTCTAGAGTGTGTTCAAGACTTATGTTCTTGCTCTGCTCACCATTGTCAAAAACATATAACTTTTTGTGAAACAAATACTGATGAATATGACAGACCTAATTGTTGTATGTCAGCAGTTACTGCTTTTTATTTTGGAGCTACCAATTGTATATGTGGAGAAGTGGGGTTTCTTGTCTCTGTAAAAAATACCCAGTGTTATTATTTTGCACGTAAAGGATGCTCTTGCATTGGCAAACATGGTGGAGCTAATTCTAGTGGGTATGCATACTTTATAAATGATATACCTTTACTTGGTGTGTGCCAATCTGCTCCTAGTTGTACCACGCAAATAGTTAAAATAAAACATTGTGATAATGCTGAATGTAATTGTATACTTCATTCACATACAAGTGGGCAATGTGGTTTTGTGCCTATAGGAAAATGTTTCGTTATGTTACTAGGCTGTAACAGATGTATGATGGATGTAATGCGAATAAGGTGTTACTGTCAAAATTGTCTATGCAAACATAATCTTTCACAAGGAAGTGAACCTTTAGGCTGCATGAATACGTGTATGAATCTGTGTCATGATGCAGCATGTTACTTTGTAGGAATGGGTTGTGTAAGTAAACTGAGTGGTAATGCTTGGCATTACAGAAATAAGAATGATGGAACTAGTTTTAGAAATGATAACAGTGAAACTGATTACTTAAAATTGAATGATAGAGATCAGTCAAACCCTGTATCATTTTGTACTAATGCTAATTTGGCTCCTCAACCTAGAGGGTATACTAGTATGTTCTTCTTAACGTGTGATACTGCTGATTGCGTAGCAGGTTTTCATCCATTAAGAAGTCAAACAAATCATTTTTTAAAATTTTCTAAATTTCACTTAAATGCAACACACCACTGTCATTGCTGTAATTTTTGTATAGCTATACCTGCAGCTTTTCAGCAAGCAAGTTACAATGATCAATGCATCTGTGGTGAGTGTATGGGTTTTAGATATTGGGACTGTGCAAACTGTTTGTTATGTTCTTATAATATTACAAAGGGTTATTCTACTAAGTGGTGTATTAATGGGGCGTGTAATGACGCAATTGTGTGTTACACTGCCACAACTGCAGGTAATTCATTTCCAGGAGCTACAAGGAATAATTGTCTTACATCTGTAAATGCAACGTATAGCCATAGTCCTACTAGATTTATTACCACTAATCATTCTCAATGTAATCGCAGAGAGATGGATATTAACATGTACAATTTTGATACTTTTCCAGGTGCAGTTTTCTGTTGCATAATTTCAAAAGAAGAAGGCCATAGACCTTGGAAGGGTGGTTACAGTGGTGATAAATGTAAATTCCTTTTAGGAAGCCAACAGTGGATTTGTTGTGGAGCAGTACACACTAATACTGGTATTATAGCAGCAATATATAACCCATCAACAAATTGTTTTTCTAGTTACGATCAAGGAGTTGCAACTGCGATAACAAGTCAAATTTGTGGAACTGATCCTACAATAGATACTATAACTATTTGTGCTCCATTTAAACTACATTCATACATAAAAGGTAAAAGTTAGATGGTTTATTATTTTGTTTTTGATTCAAACACAGAAATACTAGACAGTATTTTATATTCGTATCCAGAAGGTACAACTAACAAACGTGTTTTAATTTGGGATACTGACATAGAACCAAGATCTTGGACTGCAGTCTCTCCAGAAGAGGATGTTGCTGATCTTGTAGTAGATAACTTTGAGTGTGCTTTTCCAGGCCTTGCAACGTACAGTGAAAGTGAAGCAGGAATGGGTATATTTCAACTGTTAGAAAAATTTGATGAAGAAGATATAACTACTGCTAAAAATAATCAAATGGATATATTCAGGTTAGCTAGAAATAAAAAACTTAGTGACAGTGACTGGACTCAATCTTCTGACTCTCCTTTAACAGACGAAAATAAAGCTGCGTGGGCTACTTACAGAGGTTTATTACGTAACCTTCCTACGTCTGTGACTAACCCTTGGATAATAGACTGGCCTACACAACCCTCTTGAACTAATTAAAAAATTATTGTATAATAACGAGTGCCCGTAAGGGTGATATAAATAAGAAGAAAGAAGACTCGTGAAAAAACTATTTTTTATTGATGGGGGCGCAGGTCGTGCTGTAGCATCTATACCTGCTTTCCTAAAGTATGCAAAGAAACATGATGACTTTGCTATACTAGTACATGGATGGGATACTTTATATTGGGGTATCCCTGAACTACAAGACAAAGTATTTAACCCTGAACAAAAAGGTATCTTTGACCACGTAATAAAAGATGCTGAAGAGCTTGTATCTCCTGAACCATATCGAGTGCCAGGATACTTTAAACAAGAATTATCTTTAGCTGAAGCCTTTGATGTTCTAATTAATGATACGAATGATCATTCTGATCTAGGTCTACCTGTTCTTAAAACTTCTAAGATGGAAGAGATTAATGCAGCAGGTATGTTCTTGGATGCAAAGAATCAGCAGAAAAAACAAAAGAACATTGTGTTGCAACCCTTTGGGCGTTCTGCACAAAAACATCCTACTGGTACTATTATTGATGAATCATCTCGTTCTCTTGATCCTCAGTCGTATCTAAAACTAGTTAAGAAGTTAAGTGTAAAGTACAACCTAGTTCTTATGGCTGAACCAGATTTTCATATGGCAGAGGATACCTACACTGTAAAACCACAGGCAGACCTACGAATGTGGACTGCATTTATTGGTTCAGCAGACTACTTTATTGGTGTAGACTCAGTTGGTCAACACATGGCTAGAGCATTAGGAACTCCTGGAACAGTAATTGTTGGTTCTACATTTGCTATCAACACAACTTATCCAGACTACTTTAACATTGTAGAAAAAAAGGATGCTAAGAAATACTCACCTATTCGTATCTCAGGTCTTGAGAGTCACCTAGCTGACAGAGCTAACGATACTCTGATGGATTTTAGTGACGAAGAAATAAATGCAATGTATACTAACATTGTCAAAGATATTGAAAAGAAGGTGAAGTAATGAATATTTTAGCAATCAATCCAGGACATAATGGTTCTGCTGCTCTAGTAGTAGATGGTGAATTAAAATTTTATATAGAGGAAGAAAGACTTTCTCGTAGTAAATATGATGGAAATCCTTTTGCAGGAATGATGGAAGCACTAAAGTATGGTGTAGACATCCTAGTTCTTGGTGGTACTTCAGAACAATTTCCACAGTTACCTTGGACAGGAGAAGATCCTTACTCTGGTTTTTTAAGAAAATTTAATCCTAACTTACAAATAATAAGTGTTGGTGGTGCTCACCATCTAGGTCATGCAGCAAATGCTTTCTACAACTCAGGGTTTAAACAGGCTGCTGCAGTTATTGTAGATGGATCTGGTTCTCATAGACAGATAGAAATTAATGAAGAGTTTAAGAACCCAGGTTTTGAAACAGAATCTATTTTTAACTGTGACTATGAAGAGGGAATAAAACCTGTATTTACTTCTTATGGTGGAAACTACGATACCCAACGTATAGTAAATGAAGAGTTAGAGATGGATAGTGCTATAACACTAGTTAAAGCATACGAAGCTGTTTCACACTATCTTGGGTTTGGTTACATTGAAGCAGGTAAGACAATGGGTCTTGCACCATATGGTAAAAGAAACGAGTTTATTCCTAGTTTGTTTTATAATGGCAGAGGTAACAAGAACGTATTTATTCCTAACTACCCTGCAGGTGCTTACGTAGATCACTTACGCCACCCTTTACTAGAACTAAAAGAAGACCCTAAAGCTTGGCATAGTGACTACACAAAGGTAACAGATGCAGCAAAAGACTTAGCTTGGGCTGTGCAGGATGAGACACAAACTCTTGTAGGAGACTTAATCGAAAAGGCTGTAGATAAAACAGGACACAAAAACATTGTTATATCAGGTGGTTATGGTCTTAACTGTGTAGCCAATTACTACTACAAGGAAAGGTTTCCTGATCTTAATATCTTTGTTGACCCTATCTCTCACGATGGTGGTACAGCAATAGGGTTAGCCAAACTAATTCACTACGATAAGAACAAAGAGGATAAGACTATACGTCCTATGACTACTCTTTATCTTGGCCCTGAACGTAAAGAAGACTATGACCTTGGTGATATAGAAACTAAAGATGTTAAAGCTGCTGATGTAGCAAAGCTAATAGCAGACAAAAACATTGTAGCTCTATTCCAAGGACGTTCTGAAGCAGGACCACGAGCACTAGGTAATCGTTCTATACTATACGATCCCACAGATACTAATGGTAAAGACTTTGTAAACGCAGTCAAAGGAAGAGAGTGGTTCAGACCTTTTGCAGGTTCAATGCTACAGGAAAACTTTGAAGAGTGGTTTGAAACTCGTGGGTTAGAAGAGTCACCATACATGATGTATGCTATGGACTTTAAGACTGAGAAGCATGGTGAAGTTCCTGCGATTACACACGTAGATGGTACATGTCGTATTCAGACTGTAACCAAGAAACAGAACCCTAGCTATTATTCCCTGATAAAAGAGTTTGATAAAATCACCGGTGTTCCTATTTTGTTCAACACAAGTTTTAATCTAGCAGGTCAGCCTTTAGTTGAAACTTTACAGGATGCTATAGATACTGTAAAGAACTCAGACATAAATTACTTATATCTGCCAGACATAGGTAAGCTAGTACACTATCCTTATAATGACAGCATTGTTGAGGATATGGGAGAAGCTGCTTAAGGTAGCTTTTTAGCAAACTGAAGAAGATCATCAAACACTTTGGTCTTCTTTCTAAGTTTCTCTTTTGAGAATTTCTTGAGGTCTTCTTCAGTTTCTAATCCATGACCAGTACGTACTAAAATAGGAGTAGCACCGATACGTTCTGCAGCTTTAATATCTGTTAGCTTGTCGCCCACATAAAAACCATTTTGTTTAAACCTATACTTACTTTGAAAAATTTCTTTTTCTGCTCTGTGAAACATACCAAGATTAGGTTTAGCAAAGCAATCACATTTCAGAGAGGTTTCAGAATAAAACAAACCATCAATGGAGTAGATACCTGCATTGCCAAACACTTCCATCATACGTTGATGAATGGCTTCAACTTGCTCGTGTGTCTGCTCTTTTTTTATAATACCACCTTGGTTAGTTAAAATTACTAGTTTATAACCTTTAGTTCTAATTAGTCGTATGGCTTCAAGAGAACCAGAAATAGGTTCCCAATCATTAGGATCAGTAAGATAACCTTTATCTATATTGATAACACCATCTCTATCTAAACCAACTATAGGTTTAGGAAACACTTTAGGCCAGTCATTAGGTATATTTTGTTGTTGAATTTGTTGAGGGTCTTGTTCTATAATATGTTTAAATCTAGACATAGCAACTCCTTTTGACAGGATAATAACACATGAAAAAAGTATTTGTCAATGGAGCCTTTGATGTAATACACTCAGGACACCTTGATCTAATTGATTTTGCTAGCATGTTAGGGGGTAGATTACTCGTAGCCCTTGACACAGATGAAAAAATAAGGTATAACAAGGGGGCAGATAGACCTTTAAACAATCTTAAAACTCGGAAGCATCTGATGTCAATGTTAAAGCCTGTAGATAGTGTTGTGTCATTTAACTCTAATAAAGAGTTAAGTAATATTATTAAAAGGTATAAGCCTGACGTTATGGTAAAAGGTTCCGATTGGAGGGGGAAGAAGATTGTTGGTGAGGAATACTGTAAGGAAATAGTATTCTTTGAGAGGACCAACAATGAATCAACAACAAATACCCTCCAAGATTTTGTTGATAGGAGACGGATGTTATGACGAGTACTGTTACGGTACAGTCAAAAGATTAAACCCAGAAGCACCTGTACCAGTACTAGATTGGGACACCACTGTTCGTAAATTAGGGATGGCAGGTAATGTACTTCAAAATTTACAAGCATTAGGTTTAAATTGTCATTATGACATTTTATATAAAGAAACAAAGAAAAGATATATTGATAACAAGACTGGTCAACAAATTGTAAGGGTTGACATACCTCTTATAGAGGGAGACCATGAAGAACATAGACTACATAAGTTTAATGATTATGATGCTATTGTTATATCTGATTACAATAAAGGTTACGTTAGCACCTTTACCATAGAAAGTATCTTAGAAAGTTTTACTGGCCCTGTATTTATTGATACTAAAAAACAAGATTTAAAGTTGTTTGGAAAAGCTTTTGTAAAAATAAATCAATACGAATACGAGAACAGAATATCTGATGCAGATAACATGATTGTTACATTTGGATCGGAAAAGGTAGTCTACAAAGACAAGCTATACTTACCCCCCAAAGTAGATGCACATGATGTTTGTGGTGCAGGGGATACATTCTTAGCAGCTTTAGTATATAGTTGGTTACAAACGCCTGATATACCAAAAGCCATTAAGTTTGCTATGAAGGCTGCTGCCATAACTGTCAAACATGTCGGTGTGTATGCACCTCGTTTAGAGGAGATACATGATGCGGCTTGAGGGGCATATTAAAAAAGGTTGGGGTTCAGAACTAATATGGGCAACCAACGACAAGTACTGTGGTAAGTTTTTACATTTTAACGAGGGTGCTAAATTTTCTATGCACTTTCATAGGGAAAAAGATGAGACTTGGTACATACTTAAAGGTAGATTTAAAGTTATCTACATAGACACAAAGGATGCAAGTACTCATGAAAAGATTCTCACAGATGGTGATACATGGCGTAACGAACCTTTAGCCCCTCATCAAATTATCTGTGAAAAAGAAGGGACAGTAATAGAAGTTTCTACCCCTGACTCTGTAGAGGATAACTACCGTGTTGGTGGGGGAGACAGCCAGAAATGAAAATACTGGTTACTGGTCACAAAGGTTTCATTGGTCAGAATATGGTCAATGCTTTGAAAGATAAACATGAAATTTCTACTTACGAGTTTGGTAATCAATACCCAATAATAGACGGACTTGATTGGGTAGTACACTTAGGAGCAGTAAGCTCTACTACAGAGCAAGACATACGTAAGATAACAGTACAGAACATTGAGTCCTCTATTTATTTGTACGAAGACTGTATAGAAAAAGGTGTAAATTTTCAGTTTGCTAGTAGTGCTTCTGTATATGGTTTAGAGTCTGGATTTAAAGAAAGCTGTCCTCTTAATCCTCAAAACCACTATGCTAGAAGCAAAGCTTTATTTGAAAAGTATGTCGAGTATCGTAAAGCTCCTATAATAACTCAAATATTTAGATACTTTAATGTGTATGGTGATCATGAAGATCACAAAAAAGATCAAGCCAGTCCCTACACAAAGTTTAAAACACAGGCAAAAGAAACAGGTAGCATAAAACTATTTAAAAACTCCGAGTACTACTACAGAGATTTTATACACGTAGATAAAATAGTAGAATACCATCAGAAATTTTTTGACGTAAAAGAGTCTGGTATTTGGAACATGGGAACAAGTAGAGAAAAAAGTTTTTACGAAGTTGCTATGGATATATGTAAAGAAACAAAGGCAACTATTGAGTGGGTAGACATGCCAAAAAAATTAAAGAGCAGCTATCAAGATTTTACTAGGGCAAACACAGTTAAGCTCTGGCAAACTCTATCGTTGAGATAAGGAATAAAATATGGCGGAAAATCCAGACGATCAAAACTATGATGCTTTTGAAGCTATTAGTGGTGGACCTAACACTATTACTGGCTCTTCAAACAGTGCTTTAGCTCAGAGGTCTCAAGCTCAGTCTAATATGGACAAGCATAATGCAGGTGTTAGTAGGCGTAAAAAAAGACGTAAGAAAAGAAGGGCTAGAGAAGCAGCAGCCGCCGCAGCCGCAGCCGCAGCAGAAGCTGCAGCAACAGATACTACTAACGATATAGCAGAAGAAACTGCTGAAGCTGTAGCTACTTGGACTATGCCAGAGGAAATAGAGTACCAAGCTACTATTGATGGTATTGGTGTACCTACTTGGGTAAATGAAGGGTATATAGATTCGTATGTAGCCTCAGCAAAACAAGGTCAGCCAAGAAAACCTAATATGCGGGAAATGATGGAGGCTCTTGCAGGTCAAAGTGTTGAGTCTTTGTATGCGTCTGGACAAGACTGGTCTGGTATTTCAACTATGGCCAGTAACCTTTTATATGGTACTGTAGGTTCTACTCAAGAAACTCGTAATTGGGATGTTATTATGGAGGCTGCAAAGACTCCTGGAACTAGCACTATTGATCCAGGAAGACTTGAAGCTGCTGCGTCATTAGCTACTGAACAAATGTATGGTGGTTATAATGTTCAATATGAACAGAGTGAAGGTACAGATATATTAAAACTTTACTCTAACGCAAATGGTAATTTAATTACAACAATACAACCTAACAACAATGACTGGAATTTAAGAAATGGTAATGGTTTTGGTCGTATAAGAAGCTTTGGTATTAGGGGTGATATACTAGAGGTTGGATTACCTGAAAATATACAAGATAAATATAAAGTTTATTTTGATGCTTATGACGATGTTTATGATCCTTGGTGGGATGACTACCAAGATTTAATGGGTGTAAATTTTCTTTCTGCATTTAAAGAAAAAGATCTACAGGTTGTAGATCAGACAATCAATACTAATACAAATAATCAAAATACAAATACAGCTAGCACAAATACAGGTGTTGTAGATACTGGAGCTATTCAAGATACTAGTGGTCAAACTACACAAGCTGTAAACGAAACCACATATACTCCTGATACTACTACAACTACGTTACCAGGTGTTAGCACAGGAAGTCAAAATTTAGGGAGTGCATCAACTGGCACTTATCCACAAGCTAACCTTACTGGCACAATGCAGGTAGGTACACAGACAGGTAACTTATCGTCTACACCTGATTCTGTAACTACTATGAATAATTACACAGGCACACCTGCATCTAATCTTACAGCACAATCACAACAAGGATTTGGTGGACAAGCTACTTATGCAAACCAGTTTGGTCAAGAAGTTACAGTAACAGAAGATGCTTCAGGGAATGCTCTAACTTATGTTCCTCCAGGATTTGATAAGGTGGGTGCTGCACAAGGTGGTGTTATGGCTATGAATGAGGGTGGGGATGTACAACTTGCTAGAAAATTTTTAGGCTTTGATGGACCTCCAAACCAACTTACTAATTTTTTGTCTGCAAATCCTGCAGCTGCGGCTCGTATGGGTAAATACCAACAGGCTATGTCTGGAATGGCACAAAACAGAGTTGGTGCACAAGAGGGTACTACTGGAACAAGTCTTGAAGATTTTCAAAGAATGCAGCAAAATCTTGTTACACAAACCATGCAACCTATTCAGGGTGCTGTAAATTACTTACAGCCAAATCAAGCAGACTTTATAGGTCAAGATGCAGGTAAAGTTTATGATGTAGCAAACATGGCAGATGCTGCAACTGCAGGAACTGTTTCTCAAGTTGGTGTACCAAAACTTCCTGACAATGTAGCAACAATGACTCCTGACAAATCTTATACCGAGGTAAAAAAACAAACTGACGATCTTACCGCCCAGACTGGTGATCCTACTAGGACAGTTACAGGACAGACATCAACTAGCTCTATGGTAGGAAATTTAGATCCTAAAACAAGTCAGTCTGTAGATGTAACTGGTGCTCCTACTCGTACTCTTCAAACAGGACCACAAGGAGAAGTGATAAGTGGCTCTGCTGTAGACCAAGGTCAGGTAGCAGGTGCATTTGGAACTGGTGAAGTACAAGCTGCTTCTATGCAAGACGAGTTAGCAACTCTAATGCAGCAGTTTGAAGGTGGTAACACACCTGCATGGGCTGCAGGATCTATGCGTAAAGCTACTGCAATAATGGCAGAACGTGGTATCGGTGCATCTAGCATGGCAGGTCAAGCTATCGTACAAGCTGCTATGGAAGCTGCTCTACCTATTGCTCAAATTGATACTGCTAATAAACAACAAACAGCTTTGTTTAAAGCAGAACAGAGAGCTAAGTTCTTAGGTCAAGAGTTTGATCAAGAGTTTCAAACTAGGGTAATGAATGCTGCTAAAGTTTCTGAGATTGCTAACCTGCAATTTAGTGCGGATCAGCAGATTGCCTTAGAAAACTCTCGTGCTGCAAACACCATGAACCTTCAAAACTTAAACAATAGGCAAGCTCTTGTTCTAGCCGAAGCTGCTTCGTTATCTCAACTAGATGTAACTAACTTAAACAACCGTCAGCAAGCTCAAGTAGCCAATGCACAAAGTTTTTTACAGATGGATATGGCTAGCTTATCCAATGAACAGCAGACTGAAATGTTTAAGACCCAATCAAATATACAGGCAATACTTTCAGACCAAGCTGCTGTTAATGCTTCAGAACAATTTAATGCCACTAGTGAAAATCAAACAGATCAATTCTTTGCAAACTTAACTTCAAATGTAGGACAGTTTAATGCATCTCAATCAAATGCAATGGATCAGTTTAACATAAACACAGTAAATGCTTTAAGACAGTTTAATGCTGAAACACAAAATCAACGAGACATGTTTAATGCTCAGAATGGTCTTGTCGTAGCACAGGCAAATGCTCAGTGGAGACAGAATTTAGCTACACTAAACAATGCTGCACAGAACGAAAGTAACATGGACTTTGCAAAAACTATTAATGCTTTAACTTCTAAGAATTTAGATGAGATTTGGCAACGTGAACGTGACAATATGAGCTTTGCATTTACTTCTAGTGAGACAGCTATGGATAGAGCTTTAAGAATTGTACTTGCTGATAAGGAACTAGAGTCGGTTAGAACACAGCTTGCAGCACAAGAAGATGCGGCTCAGACTTCACTGATGTTTAGATTTTTATTTGGTACAGCTACCAAAGGTTTGCTAGGCGGTATAATATAGGATAATAAGATGAGTATATATAAAAAAGAAGTCCTCGATATGTATAGGAAAGCTTTAGATGCAGGGGGCACAGCATTATATGATGTAAGAAAAGCAGAGATGGCATCTCTTGGTTCTCAAACAGGTAAAATAGGTAAGATGCTTGATTCTACTATTGCTGAAACCCCTGCTAAAATGTTTAAGGCTATGGAAGATATTAATAAAATAGCTTCCGAACGTAAATTACGTTTAGCTTCTATGAAAACAGAAGATGATGGTCTTATCGACATATCTCCAAGAGCAGAGGCAGGTGATCAAGTTCACATAGGTAAAGGCTTAGGGGCTAAGTTACCAGAATATCCTGAAGGTTTAACAAAAAAGAAAATAGAAGCTATCATTACAAAAGAGTCTAAGCTACGTAAAATAGATCCAACAATTGCTATAAAATTATTTAGAGCTGAAGGTGCTACTTCTTACCAATCCCTAGTTAAAAAGGGTGATCAAAAGAAAGAGGGTGGTCGTGAGGCATCTTATGGACCGTTTCAACTATACACAGGTGCAGGTCTAGGTAAAGAGTATCAAGATCAAACTGGAAGGATTCTTTCTGAGGACAACACTGTAGACGGTATTACCACTCAAATTCAGTTTGCTTTAGATATGGCAGTTGATAAGGGTTGGTCTCCTTGGTATGGAAGTCAGGCTGCAGGTATTGGTGCTAGAGATGGTCTAGATAGTGCCATAGCAATATATAATTGGAGAGATACAAATGATGACATTTGAGAGACCAATTCCCGGTCAATCACTAACAGCTGAACCCAAGAGCCAAGCTTTTGAAAGACCTCCAGAAATATCTGATCCTGATGAGGCACTTGATTTACACCTAAGTAATCTTGCAGAGCCAGGTGCTATGGAAGATGCAGTATACTTTTTAGAATATGGACTTGATTTAGTTACTCTTGTCGAAGGTATACTTCGCAGTGCCGTAATGGAAGGTGTACATAATATTGACACTAGTCTTATTATAGCTCCTGCAATACATGAGACTATTAAAAACTTTGCTGATGAGGCAGGTATAAGTTATGAAGAGGGCTTTACAAATGAACGTGAAGAAAAAGCTTTATCTTATAGACGTGATGTAGATGCAGCAGCAAAAATGCTTGAACGAGCTAAGAATGAAGGTAAACCAGAACCAGAACCTTTACCTGTCATGATGGCTGAAGAAGAGCCAATACAGGAAGAGCCAACTAAATCTGGCTTAATGGCGAGGGTGTAATTATGGGTATTAGTTTTGTAGGGATGAAAGATTGGGTTGATCAAGCAGATGCGGCAGAGGCTCGAAGACAAGAAAATGCTGTTAAACTAATTGAATTAGATATGCGTTATGGTGGTGGGTCCAGTGGTTATGGACGTAGTGGCACTACTGCTACTGACACAGCAACTAGAAATGCTTTACTAAAACAAATTAATGACAGACTTCCAGACGATAGTAAGGTAGCTCCTCAACTTGTAGGTGCTGATTTAAAAACTATACAAGATTTTGATGCTGCTCAACAAAAACTTGCTGCGTTTTATGAAGAACAGGGTATGATTTACAGTCCAGAACAAGCTGAAAGTGATGTAGTAAGTCTTCACAGAGAGGTTATAGAGACTGGAGGAAAACTTGATGTAGAGCAGATATATGCAATTCTAGGCATTGATGAAAGTATGGCAAAGGATGTAGTTTACGGTGGTAAGACTTATGAGGACATTGCAAAAAGTCTTGCTACAAGTTCAGAAAGTGTTGGACTAGCTTTTCAAATGTCAGAGCCAGTAAAACCTGCCTCACTTGGAGAGCAAAGTCAGTTGAAAGAATTGTACATAGAGCAGCTAAGTCCTACTATAGAAACTGAGATAGCTCAGATTAATGGTAGAGCTTCTGAAGGTACTGCTAAAGAGGGTGACGAAGCAAGGGCTATAAAGTTAAATAGGGCTTTAGATGCTATAAGTGGTACAGCAAAAGATTATAGTTTAGCAGCTAGAATAGTTGGTCCTATGGCTGCAATTAGGTTAATGGAAACCAACCCAAGAATGAAAGCTTATAGTTATTTAATAAATAAAAATCTTAATTTTACAGCAGATGTAGAAGGGAGTGCAATGTTAAAAAGAGCTATAACTTCAGGACTACTTAGTGAAGGTGACACTTACTTTAGTAACGGTGCTCCAGGAATAATTACTGCTGAGATCATAGAAAAAGCACTTAAGGAATAAAAATGGATGACAATCTTGTAAGCATGGGTCTAAAGGCAGCAGAAAAAACTGACAGTGGTTCTGATAATTTAGTACAAATGGGTTTAAATTCTAAAAGTTCTATGATGCCAAAGCCTCAAGAAAACTTTGAGGCTTATTCTATTATGAGTGAGCTAGAAAACATAGAACAAGACTCTTTAACAGAGAGAGCTATTTTAGAAAATAAAAATCTTGTACAGGGCATTCGTAATATTATGAAAGCTCGTTACAGTCCAGAGACTCGTAACAAGTTTAGCTTTGATGAAAAATACGACAGGACTATGTCGGATTCAGACGTTATACAAGAATGGCAAAACTGGATGAGGTCACTTGCAGGTGGGCAGACAGTTACGACAGGTAATGACGTTGCGTGGTTTGCTATGGCTGATGATGATCAAAGAGCTTTGATGGGAGCTTCTTTTGAGATTATGGACAAGATGCCAGGTATTTTTAATGATAACGTTACTTGGGGTGAAACTCTTGATGGTGTTCGAGACTATGCATGGGCAGGTATTTGGGACCCAAGTACCGTATTAGGTTTAGGTGTGGGTAGGTTGTTTGCCAAGAAAGTTTCAAAAGACCTAGTAGGAAAAAAAGTACGTGACACAGCTAGACAGGCATTTGAAGCTGCTATTAAAAGAGGCATGACAAAAGCTGAAGCAAGAGAAGTTAAACGTAAGGTTATTAAACAGGGCTTTCGTAAAGCTGCAATTAAACAAAACTTACCACCAGTAATTGCAGGTATGACTACTGACGCAGCCATTGCTGTAGGCACAGATCAACTATATCAAGGACTTCGTATTGGTAGTGGTGTACAAGATCACAGAAGCTTACCTCAGTCTGCAGGTGCTGCGTTAGGTGTGATAGTAATGCCAGGACTATTTGCAGGAACAAAGATGCTTGCAAAAGGA